GCGACCACCGAGAAGGAAAGGTAACGAACTGACATGGCAGCAACCGCACGCGCCGTAGATCTCACCGGTGCCAACGAGGGTGGCGGCAACTTCAAGCCTCGCCGCAAGCCCGAGGGGGACTACCGGGCGAAGTTCGTCAAGGCGGACGACCACAAGAAGGAGGGCAAGGAGCCCGGCTGGGTCATGACGGTCCAGGTCGAGGGCGACGCCCGTAGCACCTACCCGGTGTACCTGAATCCCGAGAAGAAGCAAGCGTGGAAGATCGCCCAGGCGTGCCGCGCGGCCGGTCTGAACGTCAAGAACACGCGAGTTCGCTTCGACCCCAACAAGTTGGTCGGCAAGTCGATCGGTGTGTTCCTCGAGGACGACGAGTACGAAGGCCGTCCGAAGTCCGTCGTGGCCGAGATGTTTCCCGTCAGCGAGGTCGGTGCGAACGCCGATGAGGACGCGCCCGAGGACGAAGAGATCATCGACGAGGACGAGGTCGAGATCCCCGACGACGAGGAGATCGAGGAGGAAGAGGAGGAAGAGCCCGCCCCGCGCAAGCGGACCACCCGACGCAAGGTGGAGCCCGAGCCGGAGGAAGAGGACGAGGAACCCCCGGCCCCGAGGGCGCGTCGCCGGAAGCCCGCCCCGGAACCCGAGCCGGAGGTGGAAGACGAAGAGGAAGAGGACGAGGAAGAAGAGCCCGCGCCCCCGCCCCGGCGTCGGAAGGCCCCAGCGAAGGCGGCCGCCCCCGCCCGTCGGCGCAAGCCTGCTCCGGAACCGGAGGACGAGGACGACGAAGACCTGGATCTCGACGACCTGGACGGCTAACCAGTTGAACTAGTCGGGCACATGGGGCAACATGGTTGATGAACGTGCGGGTGGCCGGAAACCTCCGCTGGTTCGGTCCGTTGCCCTGGGGCACGGCTGACGATTCCCTCCCTCGGTGGTCGTTGGTCGTGCCCCAAACCATAGACGGATGAGGAAAGATGACACGCGAGTTTACTGCACGTTGGCCCTTCACATGTGCATGCTGCGGTGTGGTCCAGCCCGAGGGAAGCTTGGCCCAGTTTGGATCTGATGGCGTTCTACGGTCCATTGACCCGAACCACACCGACGGCGAACTAGATTACGAAGACGCGCCGATCGGAGCCGAGTCTTCATCCAAAGCACCAGAGGTCATGCCTCGGGGCAAGACGGTACGTGATCGATGTGATCGGTGCTTCATCATCCATGCACCTGGACAGGTGGACTGTTACTGATGAGAGTTAGTAGAGCCAAGCGTCGCCTTCTTAGATGGCAGAGGTACGTCGCCAAGACCGGATCTCGTCCGGCCAACTGGCGGCATGGGACAACTCATTTTGCTCACGCGAAGGCGTACTCTGGAGTGATGTACGCCAAGAGATATGTGCCAATCGGAGTCCGAGAGCCCTGGATGCCGTCCTGGGGCTGGTCGTGGAAGAAGTCGGGTACCTAGGTATGGCGCAGCCAGAGTCCAGGCTGTCACGAGCTATCAAAGCTGCCATCCGCGCAGGAGGTGGCTACTGCGTGAAGATTCATGGAGGCCCGACGATGGAAGCCGGTACGCCGGACATCCTGGCGTGCATCCCGATCCGCCCCGAGGGACCTCACAGTAATCTCATTGGTATCTTTGTTGGCATCGAGACCAAGATGCCCAGCGGGGGTGATCCTTCACCCATCCAGCAGCATCGACATATGCAGATCGGTGACGCGTACGGACAGGTGATTGTGCCCCGATCCGTTCAGGAGGCCGTACGCGCGTTGGAGGCCATGGGGTGGCATCGTGTACCACCACGGCGTGATGTCGCTTCTCGAGGCACCTGAAACCCCTTAACGGACCGAACACGACGATGCCCCGGACATCCCAATCGGGAGCCGGGGCATTGTGCAGGATGGATCAGGCGAATCCGTTCCGCTCCGCCATCGGCCGAGGATTGAATCCAGAATTGGGTTCCGGGTTCAGGACACACACGGCGTCGTCCGAACCGACACCGGTCGCCTCATCGCCCAGGGGATTGTCGGTCCAGTCCTGCCACTCGCCGCGCGGAAGACCGATCAGTTCGGGGTTGACGACCCAGTACCCCTCGCACCCGATCAGGATGACGAAGGTGTCAGAGGTGTTTTGGTAAACCAGGTGGGGGTCGTCACTCGCAGCGGACAGGTACGTGTCGATCGTCTCTCCACACTCCGGGCAACGGTTGGTCAGCGGGATTTCGACCTTTCCCAGGTCGATCGCCATGATCGCATACTTCACGTAGGTTGCGGTTTCCCGGGTGATGATCATTGGGTCCTCCATCATTGGGGTTGTTTGACCAACCCTACACCAAGGCCTGACCCCCATGCAACAGGGCCAAGCCGGTGGTGTGGTCAGGCAGTGCGAAGGTTGCCGAATTCGTCCCACATGTCACGGTCCTCCGTAACGGTGAAGGCTTCGGCCACGCTGTTGACCTTGAAGATTCGGGATGAGTCCCAGTTGCGAACGAAGATGGCGTTTATCCCGTGCGGGTTGGTCACCTTCCACACGAGGGAGATTTCTCCGAGTTCGGCCTGGATGACCACACGAGCCTCGTCATCACGGAACCGATCTCCCACGCGGACGTCAAGATCACGTGCCCAAGCTTCCTCGATTCCGTGCACCAGGGCGCGAGGAACGTCAGCCATGTCGGATCGGTTCTTGATCAAGCTGTTGATCCGCTTGGTGCTTTTCAGCGCGCCACGGTTGTTGACCTTGGGCTTGACGGTCCAGACGGCCCCACGCCTGCGATCGATCTTCTCGATCTCTTCCTGAGAGTGCCGGACGGGCATAATGCCCGCTTCCTCGCGCATCGGGTTCAGGGCCCGTTCGGTCGGGGCGTCCAGGGGAGATTGGCCTTTGGCCATACGCTTCCGGCAGGCAGCTCGAGCCGCAGGTGTGTTGGGGTGGTCGTGGTCCTTGTGCGAGATCGCCATCTTATTCCCTCCTCCGTTCAGCTTCGACCTTACCAGGTCAGGAGTGATCGTGTCCACAGGGCGCGTAGACAACCGGTTCGTTGCAGCAGGTGGTGTAACCCTCTTCATCTTCCGGGTTGATCGTGCCGCACATCTCGCAGTGAGCTTCGTGGATGTTACATTCAGACGAAGGAACGACCACGATCATCGGAGCCGTACCCATGTCCAAGACACCCGTCTCCGGGTTGAAGGTCGGACGGCCAGCCCGGCAAAGTGCCCGGCCCTTCGGCGTACGCGGGTGAGTACAGCCCGAGTGGTCGATGCGCTTTGCCATGATGTCCTCCTCCGTCGTAACCAACACACCTACCCTACCAGGACGGCAGGGTAGGCGCAACAGGTTCCGGGGGATCATCTCTTCGGCTTGTCCGGCCACTTCGGGTATCCACACCCGCAGGGGCACATCTCCTGTTCCGTCATGCCGCAACCTCCCAATTCTCCCAACCGCAGGCGCATCGGCCACGGGTATGCAGGGCAGCCTGAACGCACGCAGAGGCGTTGGCAGTCACGCGGGCACCCGACCGACGCGGCTGGATGCGTACGGGCTTCTCCGTGCGCCTGGGACGGCTGACGATGCCCTTCCACAGGCGGTCAGCTGCCACCTGGGTTGGCAGGGTGGAATCTGTGATCAGTCGGGGAGAGTTCCGACAGGCACGGCGTCCGGCCGGAGTACGAGGGTGCGTGCAGTTGGCGTGAGAGACGGCCATGATCGGATCCTTTCAGTGCGTGTGGTGCGGGATGAGAGTCATGAGGCCGGTGGCCAGGACCACCAGGCCGAGAAGGGCGGACGGCCCAAGAGCATGGACCGTCGCCATCAGGTATTTCACCACGGCCAGTTCACCCGAGCCTTGGAGGTAATGACGAACTGCGGTTCGTACATGTGCTCCTGGGTTACGGAGAAGTCGAGGTTGTCCCCGTTGCGCAGGATACCCGAGAAGAAGATTTCATCCCGCGTCCTGACGCAGCGGTCAACCTGAACGGCCCGTCCCTTCCAGAAGATCATCACGTACCCACGCACACCGATCAGGTTTTGAAGCTGTTCGGCCGTTTGCAGTTCCATCAGTACCCCCTTCGTCGTGTTAGCTTCTACCGTACCAGGGGGCGAAGGTTGAATGCAACACCCTCGCCCCCCAACTTCGGATTAGCTTTCGAGGGCCTGGTTGGCAGCCTCTACCCGATTGGCTGTCGGGGAGGCCGTACCCCGAAGAACCACCCCATCAGCAGCCTGACGACCAGACGCACGACCGGCCCTGGCGGAAGAACCGTTCTGCTGGCGCTGCCACCGTGCCTCGTCAGCATCGGTCCACCTCCGGGGCTTGGTCCAGTTGTGGTCCCGGCACGTCACCTCGGCGGGTGGACGCTGGGTCTGGATGGGCTTCTTCAACTCGTCAGCACGGAGTTTGATGCACCGAGAGCAGGTCAAGGTCGGGTCCGCGAACTCTCGACTCGGTTCGGTCGAGGGCCGGGCCTCCGGCACGAGGGTGTAGAACGACTCCTGAACGCGTTCCGCGCGTCCGGCCAGGACGACTACACCGCCCGACGCGTTAGCCGCGTCACGGGCCTCACGGAGCCGCCGAGAGAGTCGGTCCAGGAACGCCTGCGCGTATGCCGATCGATAGTCCTTGGCCTGGAATCCAAGACCGGCTGCGGCTGGATCCTCACCGGCGGCTTTCGCCTCGGTGACATACACGCGCTGGACCTTCTGCCGGGCCTTCGGGTCATCACCATTCCAACCCGCCTTGAACGCAATCTCTTTGCGCGTGTGGCCAGCTCGGCGGAGACGGTGGATATTGGTTTCCGGTGAGATGGTGCTGTCCCAGACGGGATCGATCCGCGTGGCGAACATCAGGTAAGCCGAGGTCCAGAGGAACTCGAAGTACCGCACGTCACCTTCGTACCCGACTACCTTCATTCGGTAGTTGCCCCAGGTTGGGCGCACGATGTGCAGCCGGACCTCGCAATGCCGAGCAATTGCCTGGGCGACCAGCGGGAGGTAACCGGAGATGTCGGACGTCTCGTGCGCCAGGTCGACAATAGTCAACTTCGGTTCGGCGGTGGTGGGATCTTCGGCGAGAGCGTCTTCTTCCGCGATCCGGTAGCGGTCCATCCATTCCAAGGCCTTGGCCCGGAATGATGCAGCCGCACCCTCGTTGCCCGCAGCCTCGTGGCTATCGGCGGTGGCGAGCAAGCCTCGGATTTTGGATGCGTAGTCGAAGCCCATCATGTCCTCCCTCGGTTATTGAAGTTCCTACCGTACCAGGGGGTGGCCAGGCACGCCACCCCCAGCCATCGTCAGTCGTTGTCGCGGGGGTCGCACCCGCAGCACACCGCGTCGTAACCCTCATTCAGCTCATCCCCGGGCGCGCCGTCAGACACGGGGAAGACATCATCGCATACCGGGCACACACCCTTGACCGGGTGGCCGGTGGCGGACCACACGAGGCCGTACATCGGGCCCTTGCCAGACGGGCCAGATCCTTCAATCTCCGCCTCGATCAGGCCGTTCATCAGGCCGATCACGTTGGAGTCGAAGACATCCGTCGTGTCCAGGCTTTCGACTGGAATCATGACCGGATCGAAGTCCAATGCGTCGCGCCAGTTGTCGGTCCCAAAGTCGCAAACAACGACCTTGGCTTCGGCTGTGGAAAGCGGCGGTTGGATTGACATTTTGTCCTCCTCGGTGGTTGCCCTACCCCCTTACCTTACCAGGAACGGCAGGTCTCGGGCAACAGAGGGATCAGGAAACCTTCCGGGCCTTCGTGATCGAGGTAACGTTCTTGGCGGGCCGCCGACGGGTGACCGGGGTCTTGGCCTTCGGCACGAGGTGCATGAGGACGGTGGTCGCGATCATGCCGACCGCAGGCGCGACCGACAGACCTTGACCAACCGGATCTCCAGCCGGGGCCGCGAGGAAGTTGATCCCGACCACACCTGCCATGAAGATCCCCAGGACGATCCACGCGAGAACGCGCGCCGACCGGGTCTTACCATGCGAGGCGTACGAGAAGGCAACCAGCATCACGCCATCGATCGAGACCGGAAGGAGCCAGGGATCGGAAGATCCATGCTCACGGGCCACGTGAACGGAGTGGCCGAACGATTGGTAGGCCGCAGCCCCAAAGACGACCCAGGTCGGACCCTTGGCACGAATGGCTGCGGTCAGCTTGCGAACGTCCATGGTGTGTGGCCCCTTGAAGGTAGAGAGGGGGCCGGAGCCCCCGGAGATTTGGTCAGCGGTAGTGACGCGCATACCGGGCGCGAGCGTTACGCCGTTCCATTGCGTAGGCACGGGCCTCGTCCGAAGTCATTCGCTTCTCGAGTGCGATGCGAATCTGGGTCGAGGTGATTGCCGTAGCGTTTGTCATGCTTAGATCCTACCGCATACCTGCCGTACATCTCAACAGATTCAGCGAAGATCTTTCCTGATGAACCAGGGAAGGGACACCCCGAAGAGTGCCCCATCCAAGTCCGTCAGGCGTTCGCCTTGACCAGGTCCCGAACCATTCGGTACTCCGTCGCGGTGAGGGAGTATTTGCGGCCCTTGCCGACACCCAGGCCCAGGGCCCGCAGGTGCACCCGAAGCTCCTTGGGGGTCATCTCCGTGGAGAGCGCGTCCGAAAGGTGCGCCGCCAGTTCCGCCGTGGTCATGCCGTCGCCCAGCTCGGCGTAGATGTCCTCGTCGGTCATGTCCTCGTCGTCCGAGTCGCCGTCCTGGTCGCCATCGTAGTCGGCGTGCGCCAGGTTGATCGAGGAGATCTTCGAGAGGGAGACGGAGAAGGTCTTGCCGTCGTCGTCCTTGACGTTGAAACCCTTCGAGTTGACCGAAAGAACGAAGCCGTCGATCATGGTGCCGTCGGTCTTCGTGATGGTGACGAATTCGCCCTTGTTGGCGGTAACGAAGTCGGTGGCGGAGGTGGTGTTCATGGTATCTCCCTCGGTTCGTGTGGGCCGCCGGTCGGCCCGTTCACATGAACTACATTACCCGCACCGTCAGAAGCTGTCAACAGCCTGATGCAAGATCTTTTCGTCTACCGTACGTAGAGATCATGAAACGTTTCAATTTCTCGTTGACCAGGCAGAACGCTCTCAGCTGCCCTGTGAAGGGTAGCCCGTACCCTAGGTATGAGAATGCCTCCGTCAACGAGTTGTGGAGCCCGTGGGATGATGGTCATCCGTTGCCGGTGATATCAGGTTGGAGAGGCCGTGAGTCAGTACAAGCCTGTCCTCGTGCACATGGACGAACAGGACTGGGAGGCGTTCCAGGAGTTCTACGATCGCGGAAAGCGATCTGCCCGCATCCGGGAGATGATCCGTCGCGAGGTAGAGGTACTGACCAGGGAAGAGACGAACGCGCAGGCCATGGCCGGTCTGACCGAGGGATGATATGAACAAGCGAGACGCAGGGATCTACCTTGACACCCTCTTTGGCGACCAACGAGGGCACGTCGCTGTTGCCTATAAAGATCGAGACTCATCGTGGCAGGAGGCTCAGTTCTCCTGGCCGGATGAACGCACCAAGCTCATGGGCTGGGCTGAGGTGCATGCCGATGCCAACGTCTTCATCTGCCCGGCGCTCCGGCAGGATGAACACACCCGCAAGAAGGGAGACATGGTCCCCACCAGGTGGCTCTGGGCTGATGTGGACATGCAGAACATCCCCGCCGAGAACCGTTCTGACATTGAGGCGCGGATCAAGGAGCTTGGCACGTTCGTAGTCTCATCTGGCTCTGGGACCAACCGACACGTCTACGTGGACCTAGGTACGCCAGTTGACCACACGGAGCACATGCGGCTGAATACTGGCCTCAGAGCTTACCTCCTGGCAGATGCCAAGCACCCCGACAACAGTCTCTTGCGACTGCCTGGCACCACCAACTGGAAGACAGCCGCTGGGAGTCCTGTCACGATCGCAGGCGGGCACGGCAGAGGGACGTCTAGGGCCGCCCTGATGAAGCGCCGTGTCTTCCGGGACGTCAAGGTGGAGGACGACTGGACAGCCAGCGAGTGGGAGTTCGTCGAGCCAGAAGGCCTATCGTCAAGAGTTACGCGGCTCGTGAACATGCCTACCGATGAGGCTAAATCTCGGTACGGCAACCGCCACAAGGCGGTGTGGGCCATCACCACTGATCTCATTCGCAAGGGATACGACGCAGACACCATCCATACCCTCATGCACACGTTCCCTGCTGCCCTCAGCAAGGCGGCTGAGGAAAATGGCTACGATGTGCATAGAGACGTAGACAAGTGTGTTGCCTACTTCCGCGTGGTGGAGGAGCAGGGAGATAACGAGGACGGGGAAGCTCTCGAGGACCTGGATGACGCGGCCTACGATCGAGCACGGGATGCTGAAACCGAAGAAGATATTGAGAAGTGGGCTCTTCTCGAGTTCAAGCGGAATCAGGCCCGTAAGCGAGCACGGCAAATTGAGGCCGAACGTGGGTGGGTTCCACCACCCGTCGACGTGTCCTGGTCCCTTACAAGCATCCTGACAGACCCTCCACCACCTGCCCAGTACCTGATTGGCATTCCGCCGGGCGGCACCCGGGGCTTGTGCGGAGTGAGGCATAACGTCATCATCACCGCGCAGTACAAGACAGGTAAAACGAAGTTCGTCATCAGTACTCTCGCCAAGTCGCTGTGTGACGGAACCGAGTTCATGGGAGACATACCGGTCCACACACCCCCAGGCGGTCTAGTCGTGGGTCACTGGAACTGCGAGATGGATCCCGCTGAGATGGCTTCTGACTATGTGATCCCCGCAGTTATCGAGAATGACCAGAATCTGGTAGGCGCCAATCTGCGTGGTCATCGGGTCAATATCCTCAGCGACCAAGGCAAGGCGTGGGCAGTACAGTGGCTCCGCGATCGCAAGGTCAAGGTGTGGACCATTGACTCCCTGGCGCGCCTTGCTCGAATGGCTGGTGTCAGTGAGAAGGACAATGATGAGATGTTCGACTTGCTGATGGCTCTTGATGAGATCAAAGTCCAGGCCGAGGTAGATGTCTTGTTTCTGATTACGCATACCGGTCGTGCTGAGCAAGAGATGGGCAAGGAACGAGCACGCGGGGCAACGGCTATCGATGACTGGCCTGATGCTCGCTGGGTCATGACCAACGAGGGTGGGGTGCGTTTCCTTGCTGTCGATGGCCGAGGAGTTGGAATGGACGCTGCTCCCCTCATCTATGACGAGGCTACGGGCCACTCTAACCGGGGTTACGGTGGACGTGAAGAAGTGAAGAATGACGGCGCGGTACAGACCGTCGTCCGTGTGGTCCGGGACTCACCCGGCATTACGAGTACCGCGTTGCTGGCCGCTCTTAAAGGCAAAATGAGTGCACGGGTAGCCAGCCAATATGTCGAAGACGCAATCGAGGCCGATTTCATCGAGGTTCGGGCGGATAGCTCTGGGCCCGGCCGGGCTGCAAAGCGGCATTATGTGAAGGGGTATGAAAAGCCCGAAGGCGATCGTGCTCGAAGAGCAACCCCTGGTGAAGTGGATATGCGAGCAGTACGCAATCGGCGGGGCTCCCGCTAGTCCTTTTTGTATGCGCTTGTAGCAAATGCTGGGTTTGGCATAGATTCATGTTGGTCAATGGATTTGATGCGTGTAGTAACAATCGGGCGTGTCCGACATCAAACAAAGCAGATGCTTGTTATCATTGCTGGGTTTACGATAGATGAGGTGCTGGGTTTATGCTGGGTTTGCCGCATCTTCTACGGTGTTATACCCAGCATTGGCTGTAAACCCCCATGGGGGGTACGGCCGCTGGGTTTAAACCGGTAGATGCTTATTGGCGATGGTGGGGTGAGAGAATGGTAAACAAAGCAACTACCGTATGAAGGAGAAGCTTTCTAAAGCTAACCTTCGTTGTTTTTAGAAACGGCTAGATCTACCGTATTGGTCTTTGTCTCTGTCTGTGCCTATCGCATTCACCAACGAGTTGTGCGGCTGCGGGCTACTGTGATGGGATGCAGGTATGGATGTGATGATGTCGAAAGGCCAAGTAGTTCTCACCATGACCCCGGAGGAATGGAATCAGCTCAAGAGCCGGAACGCTCCTCTCCGGCACGCTGTCTTGAAATCGGTTCGGGACGAGGACCGGACCTTTGGAGGCGGACAGCTCGACGAGGGTAACGAGCTGAAGGTTCTCGAACAAAGGCTCGAGGCGTTGGGTCGTCTAGTTGGTTCGGAGTTCTCCGAAACGAGAATTCAGGCCGGAAAGCTCGAGAGCCGGATCTCCAACTTCGAACGACGGTTGTCGGACGAAGTGACAACTGTCAATGCGATGAGGGTCGTGGTTCACGAGATCCGAGAGAACTACGTGACAGAGGTGGGCTTCCAAGACCTGATCAGCCGAATTCGACGGATCGAAGAGGAACCGCGATTCGACCATCGACAAGTTCTCGAGCGGATCACGGCCCTCGAGAACGGATCGCGGCTCGTTGGCACCGGATCCCTTGGTGACATCACTGAAGCTCAGGCCGGACTCCGGTCTCGAATGGACTGGATCCAGGAGACCCAGGCCGAAGTTCAGAACGCCATCGAGCGGCGGTTGACTTCAATCGAGAACGAGTTGACAGGTGTTCTCACGAAGCCGGTGGACATGGTCCACACTGAGGCCGAAATCCAGGCGATCAAAGAGCGGATCAAGACCGAGCCGATGAAGGTTCTTTCGGAACCAGTGCGGTATCTCTCCGATGAGCAAACCCTCAACGTCGCAGAGCGCCGAATTCGAGAGGCGATGAACGGGCACTTCTCCGAGGCCACGATCGGCGGTGTGGTCCGTGCCCTTCGAGGAGAAGAGGATCCGTTTCGAGTCGGGGCAGTAATTCAGAAGGTTGTCGATCACACCTTCTGGCCTACTCAAAAGGGTGGGGAGGGGCCGTGGATCTGCGGGTGGACGAACAACCTCACTGAGTCGATGTGCGGCCTTCCGAACGAGCAACATCTGAAGATCGCCGATCATGCGTTCCGCCCTACGGCTTCGGACCGACGGCACTGCTCTTACAGGGTTGGTCACGGTCAGCGATGTGACCGGCCTCAGTCGGATCACACTACTTATGAAGTCCAGCCTCGACCGATCAAGGACCAGCCGCAGGCCTGAGAACGGGGGCAAACTCGTCGGTGGGATGTGCGATGATGGCCGTTGCCGCCGAATGGTTCGGGGGTCGGGACCTCGTTGGGGTGGTTCTGGCCCCCTTCGAAGTAGGGAAGGGGAGTCATGGCACAGCCGACGATGGTCACACTGACCGGCAATGTGCAGACTCCGCCGAGCACTCCTGATCCCACCTTCCGGGTGGTGATGGAGCAACAGGGTTATCTGATGCATGCCGATGGCACCATTGTTGAGCCGACTGTCTATCAAGGCGTCGCAGACTCCAATGGTGCCATCTCCTTTTCGGTACCAGCTTCGACCGATCCGGCTTGGGACTACGTTCTGAATGGCCAGATCGTCGGGACGAACTGGACCTTCCGCTGCTTCTTCGATCCGATCGACAACGGTAAGCAGGGCGCTCCGTTCCATGCTGGAGTTCCCCATAATCTGGGGCCAACTCTCACCCTGAACGACATCATTCCTGCCGGGCAGTTGAGCCAGTCTGCTCTCTACGCCCCGATCAACCATCAGCACACTCCGACCCAGGTAGGGTTCTTGATTCTCGGTCCTGGTGAGGACGTTCCGCCGGGTACTCCGGCTGGCACTGTGATCATTCGAGAGGCGGCGTAGAAATGTCTGTTGCTGGCACCGACATGAACCTCAAGTACTCGGTGAGTGCTGCCGCCGGTAACACCACGGCTGGTGCACAAGCCACGTCTCTGGGGGATCAGGTCTCGACCACACAGCTCGGGACTTCTGGTGCCAACGTGCAGTTCGATGACGTCTCTTCGGCTGAGGCTTCGGCTGGCGACACCGAATACCGGTGCTTCTTCGTTTGCAACGACCACGCTACCGACTCGGCTACCAACGTGACTATCTCTATCCAGAGCCAGGCCACCAGGTCGACGTGGACTGTCGCTGCCGACAACATCGGAGTAACCGCCAAGGGATCCGGCAGCGCCCAGGCTCTCACGGTTGCCAATGAGAACACCGCGCCGTCCGGTGGTGCTGGTGTGGGCACGTTCGGTTCCTCTGCGTCTCTGGGGACGATCCCAGCGGGCTCTGTGGCCCCCTTCTGGGTCCGGCGCGTGACCGGTGCTTCCACCGCCTCTCTGAACCCGGACAGCGCCACCCTCCGGATTGGTGGAGACGGTTAGGCCATGACCACCACGACGGAACCTCCGTACTTGCACAAGAGTTCCGGGGTATCCGCTCGCAATGGCACTACCTCTCGGACTCTTACTTTCAGCACCTTCGGCGATGCGCCCTTTACGCCAGCCACGGGTAGCCTTCTGGTAGTTGTCGTTTTCGGTGCGGTTACCAACGCTACTTCTGGGTCTTGGACTGAGCAACTTCAGCCGGTGTCTTCTGGTGAGCTAAGTGTCTTCACATCCACCAACAACTCTTCTACTGCTCCTCCGAGTAGCATTACAATCACCAACAACGGCTCGAACTATGACGAGATGGCATGCGTCTACGAGTTCCCAGCCGGTTCTTCGTATGTCTCAGGCACCAGTAGCACACCCAGTTCTGACACCTGGCCCACTCTAAGCGGTCTAACCGGCGGGGCGGGCAATGAGCGAGTCATCATCGGTGCTCGCGGCCGTGTGGTCACTGCTACGGCTACAACGTCAATGTCTTCGGTATGGAACTCGCCTTGGGTTGAAGATAGCGATGTTTTCCAGGCGTTTACTACCGGGACAGATACTGGCTATCTTACTACCGGACATCAGATCAATGTCACGGCTACCAGTGCTACACCGGACGCCACCACAACAGTGGGTGGTACGAACAGTACTCCAGACCGTGAGCATGCAGTCTTTGCGATTAACGCAGCACCGATTGGTGGAACCACCCCCTTCACTAGGGATTACGCTTCCACCTGGCGCGTGTTCAACAGCATCACTCGGGACTATGCCAGCTCGTGGAGAGTGTTCAACGCCTTCACCCGTGACTACTCCGGGTCCTGGGTGGTATTCAACCCCTTCACTCGAGATTACTCGAGCACCTGGCGGGTTCTGAACGCCTTCACGGCAGACTACTCGTCGGTATGGCGTGTCTTGAACTCGTGGACCACTGACTACACATCATCGTGGCGCGTCTTCAACACCTTGGCTAGGGACTACGCCTCAGACTGGCGGGTATTCAATGCCCTAACCAGGGACTATGCGTCAGACTGGCGAGTGTTCAATTCCTTTGCTCGGGACTACTCGTCGACCTGGGCTGTCCTGTCTGGCACTGCGTTCAACCGAGACTATGCCAGTACTTGGCGGGTATTCAACTCGTTCGCTACGGACTACACCGACAACTGGCGAGTCTTCGGCCCGTTTGCGCGCGACTATGCGTCGACTTGGCGCGTGCTGAACTCCCTGACCAGAGATTACGCCAGCACATGGCGTGTCTTCCGGTCGTTCACTAGAGACTACACCTCCACCTGGATCGTTTTCGGGGACAGCCCAGAAGGACTGATCGTGCAGGTGTGGTCCGGTGCGACTCTGATCAGTGTGGCTTCGGTGTCGATCTGGGACGGTACCCAAGAGATTGCAGCTGTTATCGAGGACGTGACGGGCTAAATCTCGTCCTGTACGGTCGGACGCATGGCCAAGTACTCCACATACGACATGTCTCAGAGCCCGTTTAAGCCCAAGCACGGCCCATCCGGTCCCCGGTGTACCGAAACCGTACCCCGTGCGCTCTACGGGCCTGTGGGGATGCCTCCGAGGTGCACGTTGCCAACCGCCCCGGGTGGTCCACACGGCGGAATGCATCGATCGACCTATGCCATCCAGGGTGTGGGGAAGGTGCTGTTCAAGTGGAAGACGCAACACAAGCCTCCGCCGGTCATTGATCTGGTTCGGTAGGCTCCATTTTGGTCTTTGTTTACACGGTGTTATGGTCATGGCTCCACCCCCAACAGGAGGCAATGATCGGCATGGGGAGTAAGTACGACTACCTTCTATCCAACGTCCGCAAGCTGAAGGGCGGTGAGGTATTCGGAGCGGAACAGGGGAGCGAGTTCGACTGCGAACCCGTCTCATTCCAGGGCGTCATCTACAACCTGGCCCGTAAAAAGGGTGATGGTTGGAAGGCAACGACTATTCTTGTCGGCCTTTATCCGACGATGGTGTTCTATGCCTTCTACAAGGAGAGCGATTACTGGAAGCCCAATCTGCCTGCCGCGCCGATCGTGAAGAAGTGGAAGGGCGAGTCATGACCTGGCGCGAGGTAGCCGTCCTGATTATCGGCATCTGCATCGTAACCATAGGGATGGTGTCAGTTCTGTCATGAAACTCCTCGTATCGGTGTTCAATCCCGACAATATGCCTGCTGGTGCGCAGAGGTGTGAGGACGGACAGCCACTCACCTTCCACGTGACGAGCCCGTACCTCGTCAGCGCAGGTCAGAGTATGCCGGTCGGAGTGACGGTCTTTGACTACGATCTGTTGCGAAACCTTCAGTTTGCGTTGAAGGACGCCCGGCATCTAGTCCGTGAGGACGGAGAAACGCCGCTGGTCCAGGTACCCATCGTGTGGGACGTCTCGTTCATCCCTTCACGTCGAAGTCTGTCTGACATCATGGCTGATGTGGTGCAGCATGGACTGGACAACCCGAGGCACGGTGTTTCCTGCGTATGTATGGATCAGTTTTCTCGTGAGATCCGTCTTCAGGTGAGCCGCGCTATTCCGCCGGACGGCAGGACTACTGACTCGGACTGGGCGAAGCCGATTCAAGAGCGACTTAACGCGAAGGCTCGGATCCGGTACGTTCTCGGCATGGTGGAGAGGAATCTCTGATGAAGCAGATACGGGTGGCTTGGCTGAACGGGGATGTTCTTGTTTTCACCTGCACGAGCGCCAGCTATGGTCATGGAAGCAGGAACATCATCCTCAGCAATGCCAAGGAAACTGATTGGCAGGATCAGGTGAGCTACGTTACGATTCCTCTTCACAATGTGCTGATGGTGACGGAGAAAGAGGACTGATGGGGCCGGTTACGCGGAAGGTTGAGATCGAGGCAGACGACACCAAGAGAGGGATGACCGCCCTCGAGCTCCTGACCATTCTCTCCCAAGCCTCGCCTGACATGGTGCCGAAGGTGGAGATCGGCTTAAACGGCCGGATCAAGAAGATCAAGCTCGAGGTGGAGTTTCGTGCCGAGTAACGAGTACATGCGCGAATACCGCCAAACAGACGCTGGTCGGGCGGCTCTCCACAAACAGAAGCAGCGTCAGAAGGCTAAGAACCGCGCGTATGCCACTCTTGGGCTCCGCCACAAAGTGGAGTTTGAATCCCTCTTTACAATGCACCTCGAAGCCATCGAGCGCGAGGAGCAAGATCGTGAAGTGGGTAGCCCGGGTTCTGTACGTGATGCTTAACGCTTTCGTGGTGTTCGCGATCCCCGCGATCACGACACCTGTACCACACCCGTAAACGAATAGCCCCGTCTGGTGAATGTCCCTGGCGGGGCTTTCGTGAGTCGTGCACAATGGATGACGAAGGGGGCAATAGCTGATGTGGATGCTGCAAATCGTTGGTTTCCTGGGCATCGGACTCGCGGTGGTTCTTGCAGCCGTCGTGGGTTTGCCCTACGTGATTGCCAAATCCCTGGGGCATGACCAGGCTACGTGCGATTGCTGGGATTGTCAGGGTCGGAGACAGCGAGCCGTAGACAAGGCGGTGAGTAGAAGAGACAAAAAGACCGGATACCATCCTCAGCCGGAGGAAGACACCCCGCTCAACCAGCGTAGTTCTACTGACTACTGGACCACGATTGAGCTGCGCACTGGCTACCATGTGATCGTCAAGAAAACGATGTACGAAGTAGGCGCGATTCGCACGATGGTGGATGGTAACTGCATGGTTCATCTGCGCAACATCAGGACCAGGCAAGACGTCCGGCCCATCATGGTGACGCACAAGCTCAAGGCCGCGCGATTGTGGCGGAAGGGATTTGATTCGAGGCTGTATCGATGAGCCAGCGAATCTCCTGCCCGTATGTGTTCTGTTCTGCGACCGTTGAGGTCAAATGGATGCAAACGGATCCTCATAATCCAGAGGCAGAACAGCAGATGATCCCCCGGCACGAGGTCGATCACAGCTGGATTAAGGGAGACTGCCCGGCATCCCTGATGTGGATTCCCTTTTCAGAACAAGTGGTCGAGATGCTCACCGACCGAGCAGTTATCGATCGAGCTGCCATCGAGCAGCGCATCGAAAGGGAGAACGAGCGCGGTCAGCAGCAACGGGATGAGACAGCTCGAGAGGGCGGATTGTTTCCCCTGCGACCGCTATACAAGCGAGGACCTGGTAAGCTTCCTGGACGACTTGGGAGGGAACCGGGACCCAACTCCGGTGTGTGGAATCCTCCACGGCCGGGTGATCCAGAAAAGCCGATGCCCACTGACAGCAGCGGGCAATCTCTTGGAAGAGGACAAGGAAGACACGTGGCGAGTACTCAAGAACTGGTTGGCCAGATCACAGAAGCCAACGTCATGGCTGGCGAGGCTGCCGGTGCGGCAATGCAGTGCGTGCAGACCCTCCAGGCCGCCAAGGCTTCGATACAAGGAGCCAAGTCCAACATTGCGGCTGCCCTTGACGGGTCCGGCGCGCAAACCCTGACCGAATACCTGGCCCTCTTGGAGGATGCCGAGGGTCAGATCGACCAGGCGGTCCCGGCGCTCGAGAACGTCACCAGCAACTTGGCTGCTGGCATGGAGCGGGGCGAGACGATGATCGGCAGAATCCTCAGCTGATCGAGAAAGCGGAGCCTGGATTCTCTTTGCCGGGCTCCGCTTTTTCCTGCATGATCACTGCATGACCGAAATACTGCATATCTTCAATGCGACCCTGGCTGCTCATCCGTATCCGGTGCTGAGCGTCGATACTTCTTTCTCCTGGAAAAGTCCGAATCGCGCGCCGAAGGTTGGGACTCGTCCCGTGCGCAAGCGGAAGAAGTAACGGCTCCACAATCAAGATGATATGGTCGGTGGGCAGTCCTTTCCGGATAGCGTTCTTGCCCCCGTGCCTCTCCGGTATTCGACTGCCTCCTGGGGCGGGAGAAACCCCTCGGAAAACCCGTGCTTAGCGTCGCGGCCTGGCACCGGTCCGAGAAATACTCCCGCCCCTCATGGGGGACCGTCGCTGCTGGGAAGCCGCGCCAGGACCGTTACTGGCCCGGTGGAAACGGAGATCAAAAAGGCGGGACGGTCCCCCACCCTGCGACAATGGAGAGACAATGTTCTTCCACCTGATCGTGCTTTACCGATGGGTGCGCCTGACCACACGGCGCTATGGCTTCAGGGCCCTATTCATCTCGTACCGGCCCAAGCGTGCTGGGACTGGTCACGGGCTTCGGGTGAATCCCTTCGGTCGCCAACATGACGATGGAGGGTTCGTGCGAGGCATCAGTGCGATGTATCTCGTTCGTCAGCTCCAGATCGAGCGTGCTTTGGTGACTGCCTGATGGGTCGTACTCCAGAGCAGATGGAAGCTGATGAGGAACTCACTGCTTCCATCGAGAAGGTAGCGCGGTTGAGCGGAGTTCTTCGCCATCAGGACATGCTCGGTGACTTCGTCGTAGTCGGAGCTACCCAGTGGATGGACGAAGAGGGAGACATTCGCTACGCACACATCACTCTCTTCCGCAATGGGGGCATAGCCGGATATGCAGCGATCGGCTTGCTTGAATCTGCATCCGCTGCAATTAAACTTTCGGGAGATGAAGAATGAAAACGCTGGCAGCCGTTGCTTGTGGCGCGGCTCTGGGAGTAGCCGGATGTGTCGGCTGGGCGATGTGGTATCTCCGGGACGTGATGAAGTGAGAATTCGCCAGGGTCGGAAGAACCCTCACAATCTATACATGCAGATCGGTGAGGAACCGGCTGACACCGACATCAGCATCGGCTACATCAGGTACGCACGATGGGCTGAGGCTCTGGTGGCTGCGGTGAATCGGTCGGGCGGTGTGGTCCCCGATCGATCTTTCACTGCGGATACGGAGTGGGACCGGTCGGAGGAACTTCGTACAGATCGGCTCGGTCCGGAAGATGAGGATGTGAAGGTGGATGATCCCGATCGGCCGACCAAGAGATTGCACTAATCTCCATAACTGAGTGCGTTATACTTGATGGGCGGCCTTGCGGGCCGCCTTTTCTTGTAGGGAGTCCACTCAGTGACCAAGCCAGCCAACTACGTGGGGGGTCGGGCCAAAGACCCGACGAAACTGTCGACGAAGCCGGAGCAAATTCGTCGTAGGCTTCGGCGCACAGTGGGTACCGATAACTACCAGGAAGACCTGAAGCTGTATTACGAGCATGCCAACTTCAAGCCCGTCGAAGACTGGGACATCGAAGAACTTGCTCGGGGAAAGCCTCGGAACAAGCGAGGCAAGTTCTCTGGTCGTGGTCCTCGGTGGCTTACTCCCGAGATTGTGCGTGAGGCTCGCCGCCGGTTGGTAGATGAGACTCATGCCTTGCTAGGATCTCAAGTAGAGTTCGCAGTCAAGACCATGATCGATCTCATCAAGAGTGAAGAGGTTGATGACAAGGGTCGCCCAATCGTCGATGCGCGTACGAAGCTAGATGCGTGCAAGTTCATCATCGAGCACGTCAAGGGTAAGGCGACGATGATCGTGGAAGCGGAGGGTCTTGACTTCACTCGCAAGATGATTGCCTCCGCCATCGTTCTAGATGATGGGCTGGCGCAAGACGAACCAATCGTACTCGATGGCGAGATCGTAGAGGAAGATGAAGATGGATCTGCCGACGGTGAATGAGGACGACGAGGGATCGAATCCCCTTGCTGAACGGTGTCGGACGTGTGGGCAGACGCTCGGCTGGCACCAAGCCAATCCCATGACGAAGCATCCCTTCAATAATGGTCAGGATGGATCCACAGACTTTCTGAAACGCCGACGTGGGCGTGATGACCGGCGGGACCACTCAAGCCCTCAGCGTGGCTCTGACAGGCCTCAAATCGCTGGGTTTACCCACGATGCCGTACTCCGGATAGCATTGATCAATCGGGGTATTCTCACGCCAGCCGACTTGGTTGTTGCGGAAGAACAGCTTCGGGAAGCGTTGGCTAACGTTCAACAGGAAGGCGGACAAGATGCCCAGCCGACAGAGGGCACACGGAGGGGGTAAGTTCAAGTCAGAGAGGCAGCGTCGATGGATGTGGGCAGTCCACCCGAAGGCTGCAAAGAAGTGGGCACACAATAGAAACACCAACAAGGGTGATTGGCGAGGCGGACGCCGGATCAACACCTCACGCCGGAGGTAGCAATGACGGAGCCAATTGGTCCGCAGTACGGGCTGAATCCCCGCCTGGACCACGCAGAACCGGAGAAGAACTACACCAGCCGTGACGTTCTCACGAACTCGACGAAATACGACGACCTGACGGCTACCGAGTTCGGTGGAGTGGTTGGATTGACTCAACCGGCTCCGCATGTGCCAACCGGTGTCGAGCGGATGCGTCAGATCTACGCCATCGACCCGACTGACCCCGGTGATGGGGTGGCTGCCCCCGAGCTCGAGGGCGCTTTTAACACCATCGGGATGGAGTAGTGGATACCCAGCCGGGCATTCACTGGCCCTATTGCATCGACAGATCATGTTTGGGCTGTATGCCCGCGCTGGGTGTTTCCTGCCCCGATCCTCCCGAAGAACTGCCCGACCTTTCACGATTCTTCGAGCCGTTGGGGGATCTGTGTCTGCCCCAGTTCTGACCAAGACCGGGCTGTTCCAAGATGTCTGGGGGTATTACCCTCATGCCGGTCAGCGTGACCTACACCAGAACCGAACCAGATTCAAGGTCGTGCGGTGTGGTCGGCGCTGGGGCAAGACGTACTTTGGTGGCTTCGAGATGGCCACACGGGCTCTCACACCCTCCCGATTCGACGGTAGAACACCAACGCTTGGCTGGGTGGTCGGGCCGAACTACTCCGATGCGGAGAAGGAATTCCGAATCATCTACGACGCCCTTCGTAAACTCGGGCTTGATAAAGATGCAATCAAGTTCCAGAAGAATTCCGACGCTGGTGCTTTGCACATAGCATTGGCGAATGGAGCTGAGATCATTGGCAAAAGCGCAGCACACCCCGATAAGCTCGTCGGTGATGGACTGGATTGGGTCCTCATGGTCGAAGCTGGTCGGCACCGACGAAACACCTGGGGTCAGTACATCCGGCCTACGCTTTCTGACCGTCGCGGCATCGCTGTATTCTCCGGCGTCCCGGAAGGTACTTCCTCCTCGTCCTTGCTGTATCACCTGTACGAGCGCGGCCAGAGTGCACGGTTTGCTTCATGGCAGTCATGGAAGCGGCCGTCCTGGACTAACGACATCATCTTCCCCGGAGGTCGGCAAGATCCAGAAATCCTCGAAGCGGAATCTGACCTAACCAAGGACGAGTTTGACCGGCAGTACGGTGCGGAGTTCACCGACAAGACCGGTGTCGTCATGAAGGAATTTGACGAAGACGAACATCTTGGGGACTTCGATTACGAACCTGACTGGCCTCTTTACATGGCCGTGGACTACGGGTTTACTAATCCCTTCGTTGTTCTGTTCATCCAGGTAGGACCGTTCGGGGACATCCGGGTCATTCGTGAATTCCGGCGGCAGGAGCTGGACACCTCGGAGGTGTGTCACGACCTCAAACTGGAGTTTCCTGGCTTGGTTCGTGTCTGCCGAATGATCTACCCTGACCCTGCGGAGCCGGACGACACGCGTACGATGCAGCGAGAGTTGCGGATACCGGCGAGTCGGAATACCGGGGGTGAGATTCGGACCCGTCTTGCCCTTATCAGACGGTCCATGAAAGTTCAAAACTCTCACCTTCCCGAGGGTGATGCGGAACGCCGTCCGCGTCTTATGATCGACCGTACTCATTGCCAGACATTGATCTGGGAAATGAGAGAAGGCTATAAATGGCCGGAAAAGAAAAGCGAACAGCGGTCAGATTCCGAGAATCCCCTCGACAAAGACAACCACGGAGTCGAGGCACTAGGCCGGTTCTTCCGTGGTTACTTTGGTGCTGCCGGAGTCGGTGGATCATTTGTATCTACCGCTGACATGAATGGCTGAGGTGAGGAATGGCTAGCGGGACCTTCACCCCATACTCAACGGGGCAGGAATTTTTCGGACAGAAGCCTGCGTGGATTTCTGACGAGCTGGATTCGGCTCGGGTGTCCTCGTACGTACTGTATGAGCAAATGTACTGGAACATGCCGGATATCCTGAAGGTGGCGCTCCGGGGCAGCAACAGCCAGCCGATCTACATTCCTTCTACTCGGACGATCATCGACACGACGAACCGCTACTACGGTGCAGATTTCCAAGTCGTGGCGATCCCTGCATCACTCACCCCGGGGGATGCCCAGGCGGTCGCTGGTGCTCAGATGGCAATCGCTGACCTGATGCGTCGTGAGCGATACAAGAGCAAGTTCAACGGCAAGAAGCGATACAATTTGATCTGGGGTGACTCGATCTGGCATATCACTGCCGATCCTGACAAGCCCCAGGGTTCACGCATCAAGATGACATCGCTCGATCCGGGGATGTACTTCCCCATCTTCCAAGATGACGACATCGAGGAGATCATTGGCTGTCACCTGGTGCAAGAGACCACAAACGACGACGGAGATCCTCGTATCCAGCGGTTGACCTACCGGAAGACGGACAAGGGAACCATCTCCGTTGAGGAAGGCATCTTCAAAGTCGACGAGTGGGAGGATCCCACCAAGGCACCAGAAACGGTCATCCAGGCGGTGACCGAACTGCCCGCGCAAATCACCGCGCTCCCGGTATACCACACCAAGAACTCGGAACAGCCAGGGGATCCCTTTGGCTCGAGTGAAGTTCGTGGCCTCGAGCGAATCATGGGTGCTGTCAACCAGACCATGAGCGATGAGGACCTGTCCGTTGCGCTTCAGGGCATTGGGATGTACGCTACCGATGCTGCCCAGCCGACGGATGAAAAGGGCAACACCATCGCTTGGCAGATGGGTCCTGGTCGAGTTCTGCATCACAACGGGACTCACTTCAACAAGGTTCAGGGTGCGCAAGGGATCGGCGAGGTCTTCGGGGTTCACTACGATCGCCTGTGGGAGGCCCTCTACCGGGTTTCGTCTACGCCGGAAGTAGCCGTCGGGGCAGTTGACGTGTCCATCGCCCAGTCAGGTGTTGCGCTTCAGCTTCAGCTCGGGCCGATGCTGTCCAAAGCGGGCGAGAAAAACACGTTGCTGGTGGACACCGAGACGCAGATGTGGCATGACATCTTGCTCATGTGGATGGCAGCCTACGAGGCAACCACATTCGCTGGTGTGGACGTCACGTGTGTGACCGGAGACGCAATCCCGATCGATCGGGCCGGGCGCTTCGCCGAGCTAAACGATATGCTCGATCGGGGTGTCATCGACACCGACTTCTATCGTGCCGAGGTGACGAAGCTGGGGTATACCTTCCCGGAGGGGATCAAGGCCAAGGCTGATGCGGAGTTCAAGACTCGGAACGAGGCTCAGCTTGGTACTGGGCAGCTGAACGCGGAAACGGCTGATGGCAGCCCAGCCGACGCCTAAGGAATTTCAGCCATACCGTCGACTTCAGGGTAAGACGGAGGCTGAACTTCGGAAGATTCTGGAAGCGACAGCGAAGGCGATTCAACGCCGGATCGCTGCGCTTCCTGTTGGCGTAGGTGGGCAAGTTCGTGCGGCACAGCTTCGAGTTACACTGGCTGCCATCAATCGACTCATGCAGACTATGTGGGTCGGCCGGATCAATCCACTGGTGGCGCGGGCCATTCAGGAGTCATTAGAGGCCTCTGAGGATGCCATAGAGACAATGGAACGCGTTGCGTATGCGGGACTGGGCGATCGGGCCGCTGATGTCCTTGTGCGGTCGCTGAGAGCCGCTGGTGCATCCGGGCTCAAGAGCGACGCGACACGACGCAAGCGGGCATTGTCTCAGCGGGTATACCGGCAGCGAGCCTTGGACGACGGTCGTGTGGAACAGGTCATCAGACAAGGACTCATTTCTGGGCTGTCGGCTAAAGAACTGGCAGCGGACGTTTATAAGTTTGTTAGCCCCACCGCTCCCGGAGGTTCTTCGTATGCGGCTATGCGACTTGCCCGAACTGAAATCAACAACGCCTTCCACGAGCGACAAGTGGAAGGAGCAAAGAGACCAGGCGTTAAAGCCGTTCAATGGAACCTCTCCGGAAGCCACCGAGTGCCCGATCTGTGCAACGTCTATGCCAATCACGGCGGTAACGGAGAGTGGCCAGTTGATGACATTCCGGACAAGCCTCATCCAAACTGCTTTTGCTACCTAACGTACATAATGATGAGTTCTTCCGATTTCAAGAAGGCCCTGGGTCGGGGGGACTTTGACGATGAGATAGATCGCAGAACTCGGGCTAACCTGGCTCGTCTTGGGAGGCAATCGTGATCGACCACACCGGACATCCCCATCCGTCCACTCCCAAGGCTCGGGCGCTTTGCCGGGCAAATGGAGGTACGGGCTTCATTGGCAAGATCGGCGGTGATGCGCCGGTAGCCAAGAAGGGTGACAATGACAAGAAGCCACACGTCCCTCGAGGTCCGGTGAACACTACTCCGAAGACTCCTAAGCCACCGGCTGCTCCTCCGGTGAAGAAGGGGCCGACGGTACCGAAGGACCACGGCGACCCCAAGCCTCCAACGGCTAAGAAGCCCGAGGCCCCGACGGCAACTGGGGGTGAGCGGGATATCACTCCTAAGCATTTTGACAAGACCAAGATGCAGATCAAGGATGGTAAGGGGAACTGGCGTACGGTAGCCACTTTCATCAAGGCTCCTGGTGGTGGATCTCGATCGGCTGGTGCGCGGGGTGGTCAGTACTCATTCCGAGATGCAGAGGGAAATCTGATTCGTGAGGCTTCCCCGAACGAGAGAATTACCGTTCGGGATATGCCCTCGAAGACGCCATTCCCTGCTCCACTTCCTGTTCCGGGTGAGCGAAAGATTTCTCCGGGAGATTTCAATGCCGAAGTAATGGAGATTCGGGGACCAGACGGTACTTGGAATCAAGTTGGATCTGTGGAATCAGGGTCTAGTGCTGTTGGTGGCACACTAATCTTCGTGGACAAGAACGGCAAGGTAATCGATGCCGTTCCTCGTTCTGGAACGATCAGCGTTCGACCTAAGCAGCCAAACCCGGACAAGGTCCCAGAGGCCGGTCACATGACAGACTTCATTCCACCGGCTACTGGAAAGGGTTCCGTCACTGGTAGTGCTGCTCGACAGTTGCAATTGGTGAAGATCCAGAATGCTCTTCGCTTGGGTGCGAGTCGTGACTTCATCGTGAAGGGCAGTAAGCTATCTGAAGAAGACACCAACAAAGTCATCGATAACATGCTGGTTCAGTATGGGGTTCCTAACCATGTTTACCCGCGTAAGGGGTCGGGTGGTTCAGGACCCAAGGCTACGGACGTCAAGCCTGCCGCTCCGAAAGTGGTGGCTAAGAAGGTAGCTGATACCGGGAGTGTACCCACCCCCACTACTCCGGATACCGTCGGATTGGCTAAGGTCCAAGGCGCAGTAAATGTCGATCCTCGTGTAAAGGCCGCTGTGGATCGTGTTCTTAAGATCCAGTCTGACCACGTGGGAGGGAAGATTACTCGAATCAAGTCGATCGATAATAATCTTCCTGATCCCGAAAGTACTCGGGGGAAGGCTCTTCAGATACACGAAGGTACTTTCGCGGTCTGTATGCACGATGGCAAAATCCACCTGCATAAAGACATGCATAACAAGGGTGATGCCGTAAACTACTCAATGGAGTCAGGGTGGTTTACGAAGGGTGGCCAGGGCATAGAGCAAACCATTGCTCACGAGATGGGCCATGCCTTCCTCACTGATTTCAAAATGACTCCGAATCAGCGAAAGATCCTGGCAAATACCCTCGTCGAGGAATTTAACCTAAAGAATCCTTACGGGGGAGATGTTCCCTTCTGGGGGGTTGGCCAGCTTGATAGAGTTGTTCAGCATCCGGACAACAAGAAGAAGCTGAAATCTGCCGTTAGCAAGTACGGAACTACCAACGCGAACGAACTAATCGCCGAAGTTTGGGCCGAGTATACGATGAACCCTCGTCCTCGGCCAAAGATCAAGAAGCTGGGTGACGTCTTGAAGGGACTCATTGAGGGGAGAATCAAGTGAGTCAGAATCTGCCGAGCATCTGTGACTCCTGCATTCACAGGATTTCCGACTCCACTTGCGATGCCTTCCAGGAGGGAATCCCAGAGCGGTTCATTCTCGATGGAGGGTCCCACACGACTCCAACGAAGAGTCAGAAAAATACGATAGTGTGGGAGTTCGCACCGGGTACCGAACCCGAGTTCGAGGACTGGAAGAACTTTCAAGAAGCAACCCCTGGGAGCTAACGATGAGTCTGCGACTCACGAAGCCGGGCATGCGTTCCGCGAACCTGTCTGGCAAGCGTCACCCCAAGACTGGCGAATTGCTGGTCCCGCTCGGGTACCTGAAGAACGGATCGGCCGTGTGGCCCGTTATCGGGGCAGCGCCAGACGACACCGACACCGATGACCCTCACTTCACTGGTCGTGACGACGAAGACGATCAGGACGAGGACGAAGAAGACGACGAAGAGGAGGATGAGGACGAGGATTCCAAATCCTCCAAGAAGTCGTCAAAGAAGTCGTCCAAGAAAGACGACGAGGATGAGGATGACGAGGAAGATTCTCGCGTCCACAAGGTGTCGGAGCAAGCCAAGCGATATCGACTTCGACTTCGAGAGGCGGAGCGCCAGCGTAACGAGCTGAAGGAGCGACTCCAAGCGATCGAGGACGAGAACAAGACTCCGGACGAGGTGGCCACTCGTACGATCACGGAGTTGCGGGACAAGAACACGACGCTCGAAGAGAACGTTCGGGTGATGACCGCTCAGCTCGCCTTCTTCAAGTCCAACACCGTCGACTGGGTGGACCCTTCGGACGCGTTTGCCCTGGCAGAGCGTTCGGGGCTCTTTGACGATGTGGTTGACGAGGATGGTAACGTGGATGAGCGCGAACTCCGGCGCGGTCTTCGTGATCTCGCCAAGCGCAAGCCACACCTCGTCAAGAAGGTTGAGGACGACAAGAAGGCTCGAGGCCGGAAGTCGACCGAAGACACCAACGATGATGAGGATGAAGAAGACGACGAGCCGGGCTCGCGTCGATCGGCAAACACCCAGAACAGCAAGCGAAAGGGAACTCGGTCTTCTACGAATCGGGCTGCGCTCGCGAAGAAGTTTCCGGTCCTCAACCGCATGTGACGTTCACTCTCCGGAATGGTCTGTGGCCTAACGGAAAACGAAGAACAAAAGGGCTACGTTCCCAAGACAATGAAGGGAGTGGACGTGAGCCGAATCGATAAGTATGCGCCTCTGGCCGGTGGATTCCGTGCGCCGCTGAATGCGGCCTGGAATGCCACCTCAGGGCCTTCCGGCGTGTCCGACTTGAACCGCGTGATCGTGGTCGCACTCAACGGTTCCGGCCGTCTCATCAAGGCTACGACTGCGGTTTCCGCCGTCGGTGTGGTCTGCCTGCCGAGCGCCAAGGATGCGGGTACCCCGGTGGACGTGATGACCGGCGGAGAGATCGTCGAGTTGGATGCGAACGACCTTCAGACCGGCAGCCCGGTCGCTGGCACCAAGTACTACCTGGACACCACCGCTTCTCGTCTCACGGCCACCGCTCCGGCGGCTGGGACGAATGCGGCCTATGTCGGCTCGACTGTCGAGGCAGGCCGCCTCGTGGTCCGTTTCGGCTCGTTCCAGGGCTGAGAAGGGACCTGACTGACATGAACATCTCTCGTCCGGCCCTTACGCTGAACAAGCGGGGCCTCGTCGTTCCTGACATGGTGTTCCCCGGCCTGCACTCGGGCGTTGCCATGCCCGGTCACGAACTGGTGGATCTGCGGTCCCTGGGCATTCTGCCCGGCGTCGCCGGTGGTGCCAACCGGCTGGGTTTCCACACCAACGCGGATGTGGTCACTCGGACTGCTGACGGCACGGACCTCAATGAGGTCTGGAACAACTTCATGGATCTTCTGAATGCGGTGAACCAGCCGCGTCAGAACCTGATCAACTTCCTCACCTTCGGTGTCACGCAGAACACCGAGACCGTGACTCAGCCTGGTCAGGGCGTTGACTTCGAGGAGGCCACCGAGTTTGGTGTGCCCGTCGGCTCGCGTATCCAGCCGACGTACTTCCAGCTCGGCTACACGTTCAAGTGGTACGACCTGGGCTCGCGGTACACGTGGCAGTACCTGGCCGATGCCACGGAGGCCATGGTCAACTCCGTCGGAAACGCCGCTGTCGAGGCCTACTGGCGGCTTCTTCTGAACCAGGTTCTCAAGACCTTGTTCAACCCGACCAACCTCACCGCCACGATCAACGGCAACAACTACAACGTGTACAAGTTCTACAACGCCGACGGCACGGTCCCGCCTGCGTACAAGAACAACACGTTCAGCGGCAGCCACACGCACTACAAGACCTCCGGCGCGAACTCCGTGCTCGAAGCGCAGGACCTCGACACGATGGTGATCGACGACTTCGCGAGCCACGGATACTCGCAAGAGAACGGCTACCGACTGGTCGTCATGGTGAACACCGCCCTGGCGAACCAGATCCGCAACTTCCGTTCGGCAGTCAACGCGGTGCAGGCGGTCGGCGGCAACTACGGCCGGTACGACTTCATCCCCGCGCAGGGTCAGCCTGGTCAGATCGTGCCGACGACCACGCAGGTCATTGGTGCGGGTCAGGTTCCGAACTCGCTGGGCGGTCTGACGGTCACCGGTTCCTACGGTCCGCTGCTGGTCGTGGCCGACGACTACATGCCGACCGACTACTTGGCCAGCTTCGCGACCGGCGGCACGGACAACCTCAACAACCCGATCGGCCTGCGGCAGCACGCGGACACCAACCTCCGTGGTCTGCGGCTGGTCAAGGGTCGGAATGCCGACTACCCGCTGATCGACTCGTACTGGGTCACGGGCTTCGGTTCCGGCGTCCGGCAGCGTGGCGGCGCGATCCTCATGCAGCTGACGTCTTCCGGCACCTACACTGTCCCGGCGATCTACGCCTGATCGGAGGGGATGACATGCGGAAGCTCAACTGGGACGAGAAGCTCTCGGACGATGATGTCGCCTGGGTTCGGGCGGCTGGCATTCGGACCGAGGAGCAGATTGCTGCGCATCAGGCCCAGTTCGATGCCGAGGTCCCCGAGATCGAGGTTCCCGAGGACACGGCAACCCAGTCCGCGCTTGACCCCAATGCGCGGGCCAACACTCCGGCGGAGACCGGCGACGGGCCGATCAAGATCGATCCGACCCAGGCCGATCCCCAGGTCGAAGACGACTACGACACGTGGACCGTCTCCGATCTGAAGGAGGAGGTGGAGACCCGGAATACGATGGCCGACACTCCCCAGGTGGAGGTCATCGGGACCGGTAAGAATGGCTCCGTGACCAAGTCCGACCTGATCAAGGGTCTGCGACTGTGGGACTCCGAGAACCCGGAAGTACCGGAGCCATCCGAGGACTAACCTCTCTCGGGAAAGAGGAGCCCGGCAGCGGGAGCGCCCTGCCGGGCTTCTCTGTGAGTTTCTGAGCTAACTGGCTCTTTCCGTGTATGGTGATACGATGGGGTCATCTCAGAGTTTGGAGGTGAATCCCGATGGCGACTACCAGCGAAATTGCAATGCTCCGGCGAATGACGGCACTAGACTCCGATGATCCCGTCTACACGGACTCACTCCTGGGCGGCATGATCGACGACCTGGGTATGGATCCCGCTGTAAAGCAAGTCTGGCGCGAGAAGGCCGCTGCTGTGTCGGGGTTGGTGGACATCACCGAATCTGGGTCCAGTCGGGCTTTGAGTGGCCTTCGCAAGGGATACCTGGAGATGGCCAACGCATCTGGTACCGAGGAAGACTCGACGACTGCCAATGGTCGTTCCTTCACGGTGGAGATCGAACGGGTATGACCGCCAACTCCGTGACTCTCGCTGCGCTTCGATCGTCCACTGCGGCATTCATCGCTGACGATCCGACTACAGCGCAGTTGATTCCAGTCACGCGAGTGGAGCAGCCAAATGGCGGATTCCAGGAGACTGAAGGAACCGCTCGAGCTGCGCAGACATTCAAGCTATCCGCTCTCTCGTACGACCAGCGCCCTGCCTTGACCGTAGCGGGTGTGGAACGTATCGCTGACTTCCATCTCATTGGACCACACGACATGGCGATAGCCGTCGGGGACTACTGGGTGGATGCAGATACAACTCGCTACGATGTGATCGGATTCTCTGAGGGCTGGGACTACATGACCAAAGCCTTCGTTTCCCGGCACATTCCTCGGGGGGCGAGACCCTGATGGCACGTAAGGGAACGTTCGTTTTTGACTCGCTCACCCCCCGGTTGAAGGAATTGCTGCCCCGGGTGGATGCTGCGGTAGACTTGGTATTTGACAACTATGAGGCCGTGGCCGAGACCTATGCTCGGACAAATGCTCCGTGGACTGACCGAACGGGTAACGCTCGAAACGGTCTCTTCGCCCAGCATGATGCAGAGAACATGGTTCGGCACGAGCTGACAGTCTACGGAACGATGCCTTATACGTTCTGGCTTGAAGTTCGGTGGTCAGGTAAGTACGCGATCATCGGTCCTACGCTGGTGGAAATTGCTCCGCGATTGGCTGCGGACATTGCGGCAGCGGTTAACCGGGCGGTGAAGACATCATGAGGACTTTGGTTTACCAGGCGATCATCGGGGATTCTACGTTGAATAGCCTTGGGATTACAGGGCCTTCGTCCTTTGCAGTGGATGTGGATACTCCTTCTGCCCGGCCTTTTCTTCAACTGCGGTGGGGTAGAAACGATGAGGGACTAGACGTCTCAACTCGGAGATCCCTCGTAATATGGGTGCACGACAAGCCCGGAGATTACACGAAGATAGATAACATCATTCTTCGTCTTCGGACTCTGATTCCAACCCTGATTTCCAGTCGAGATGCCAACGGCTGGTTGCAAGGGGTGGAGTGGACAGGCGACAGCGAAGACCTGACCGACGACGGTCACAGGACAATCGCTCGGAACACTGGCTTCGTGCTGGTTGGATCGGGCCAGTAAGGGGAGAGGAATATGCGCTACGTAACGTACATCGGCCTGGCCCACATCCGGCAGATCACTGCCCAGGATTGGCGATCGGTCGGCATCTCCGCAGACACGGTGCAGTGGTCAGCGCAGAACGGATTCGCTGTCCCTCTGGACGCGTTCACCGAGGATCAGATTCGGAAGGCGATCGAGTCGGATCCGAACTTCGTCATCACCGGCGGGGACGAGGACTTCACTCCGCAACCGCAGCAGACCGACATGACCCCCTCCGCGCTCGCTCAGACGACTGAGAACCCCATCGACGTGATCGCGTGGGCCAACGGCGACGACAACGTCTCTGCGGACAACTCAGACCCCTCTGTCGCCCCCGGTGGTGCCGCGCCGACCGGTACGGTGACCAGCGGTGGCTCTGGCGGGGAGATGGCAGGAAGCACGGTTCACTGATGATCGAGCTTCGTTGCCGCAACAAGAAGTTCGGGGAGTTGCCCGTTCCCTCGATAGATGAAGGCATCATCGAGGTTACGTGCCCCTCTCGCTTCTGCGGTAAACGAAGCAACGTGGTGGTGCTACACAGGTTCAGTACAAGCACTGGAAAACTGCTGGCGACTCGTCAGTACCGATCTCCTGAGGGAGGGAAACAGTAATGGCTCTGGGAAACGCACTCCCGTACGGGCTGCGGGATGTCCAGCTGATCAAGTACCCGACGCTGGCTGCCGACACCTTCGGTAGCACCCTGACCGACCTTCCGGTCTCCCGGACTCTGTCTTTCAACGACACTGAGGACTACGAAGACCTGCGCGGTGACGACAAGCTATACACCTCGCACGGTCAGGGCGCAAAGCTGGAGTGGGAGCTCGAATCGGGCGGTATCTCATTCGACGCTCACGCCATCCTCGCAGGCGGTGTGGTCATCGACACCGGAATCTCGCCCAACCAGGTGCGCCGATACCGCAAGAAGTCGCTGGACGTTCGTCCGTTCTTCACCGCGATCGGGCGCGCGATCAACGACAACGGCGGAGACTTCCAGCCGATCCTCTACCGCTGCCGGTCCACGGGCAATGTCGAGGGCGAGCTGGGAGACGGTGAATTCCTGATTCCCTCCGTTTCTGGCACTGGGTTCCCCTGCCTGGTGACGGGCCTGGTGAACGGCAGCGAGATCAACGACGCCCTCTACGACTTCGTGTACCGGGAGACGGCTGGCACCATCGCTGCTCCGGTTCTCGACACGCCTGCCGCTCCGGTCGTATACTCCATCTCGGACTCTGGCGGCACCACGTCTGGTGGCGAGATCGTCATCGTCACGGGCTACGGCTTCACCGGTGCGACGGCTGTCACGGTGGGCGGCACTGCCGCGACCGACTGGCAGGTTGACAACAACCAGCAGGTGACGCTGATCACTCCGGCTCACGCGGCTGGTGCGGCCAACATCGTCATCACCACTCCGGCTGGCGCGAACGGCGCTGGCGCGCAGTCCACGTACACCTACGCCTGATCGACCCCTCTCGGAAATTAGGAGCACTCGATGCCCTCCTCCCAGGAGTTCACTCCCAACTCAGTATGGGCTTCCACCCAGCCTACCGGACACGAGGAAGAGCTGACCACACCGACTGGTCAGACGTGCCGGGCTCGCAAGATGTCCATCGAGGCCATGATTGCGGAGGGCTTGCTGGTGGAGTCGGACGCGATCACTGCCCAGATCGCCAAACACCTCCAGGCTCCGAAGGTGAAGCGGAAGGTCAAGGGCCCGACCGCTCCCAAGGACACCACTCAAACCGTCGACATTCCTTCGCTGTTGAAGGATAAGAAAGCCGTCGCAGAGATGGTCAAGATGGTGGATAGGGTTATTCCCTATATCGTGGTGTCTCCGATCGTCAAGCTGCACTATACGGAGCATACCGTCGGTAAGACCACCGTGACGAAGATGGTTCCGGAAGAAGACCGCGAGGCGATCCGCGCCGAGACCCCGGATAAGGTGGTTGTCTTCACCGACCAGATCGGCCTCGAGGACAAGATGTTCCTCTTCGACTGGTCTGCTGGTGGCCTCGGCACGATGCTTGCCTTTCGCGAGTGACCCGAGGCTGATCTGGGAGGTGTGGAACATGGCAAACCGACTTCGGTGTCGTCCTTCCGCACTTCTTGGTGTCACCGATTCCTGGGTCGCGTTCTGTACGGACCGGGCACTCTTCACCTTCGGAACAACCGTTGAAGGCGACATGGACGAAGCCGAAACCAGGCTTCCCAAGAATGCCAAGGAAGCGGCGCACAGGAGAGCCAGGCAGCGGGTACTTGACGAATACCTCGGCGTGGAACTGTCGGAACAACCCGAGAGATTCCGATCGGTAGGGTGAATAAATGGCTAACCATAACCTTGGCACGATCCGGGGAACCATCGAGATCGATTACGATGGGGCTGGGATCGTCAAGGCCGTGCGGGACACCGATAAGGCCAAGAAGTCCTTTGGGTCACTTGATGGCGCGAGTTCCAAAGTCATTTCTATCTTCGGGTCGGTTACCAAGACGTTCTTGAAGGTAGGCGGTGCTATCAATGTCGTCACGAGTGGAGTGAGTGTACTCACTTCGGCCGTGGCAGCACTTGGCCCCGTTATCGGTGCTGGTCTAGCCGTTGCCCCTGCCATCATTCTCTCGTTCGCCTCTGCACTCGCAGTCGCCAAGATCGCTGTCTCCGGGGTAGGGGACGCGATGAGTGCCGCCTTTGGAGATGCAGAGAAATTCAACAAGGCGCTCGAGAAGCTGTCTCCAAATGCTCAGGCGTTCGCCAAGGCCGTGCGAGCGGGAGTCCCTGCACTTCAAGACTCGAAGAAAGCGATTCAGGATGCTTTCTTCCAGGGTGCAGATCAAGCGGTAGGCACGATCATCAAGCGATTGGTGTCGCTGACGGCGCAAGCTCGAGGCGTAGCCTTTGCCATGGGCCAGATCGCTCAGAACGTCATCAAGACGGCTACCAACTCTGTCAACATTGAACGTCTTCGGACGATCCTGTCTGGCGTGAATGCTTTCTTGTTGCAGATCAAGCGATCTCTTGGTCCGGTGGTGACGGGTTTCATTGGTCTTGCTGCCCAGGCGTCGAAGTTTGGTGGTGCTCTGGGTGGTCAGGCGGCCAATGCGATTGCCAAGTTCTCGATCTGGTTGAACAGCCTTGATCTTGACAAGATTTTCGCTACGGCCCTGCCCATTATCCAGCAGTTGGGTGCCTTCCTGGCGGATATCGCCACGATTGCCAAGTCGTTGTTCTCCATCTTCCTTGGTGACGGGCAAAATGCTGTCGGTGTGATTGCTAACCTGGTGTCGCAGTTTGCCGCGTTCTTGCAGTCAGCTCAAGGTGCAGCTGTTCTTGACTCGATCGGCCAGGCAATGCAGGCGATTGGTACCGGGGCCGGTCAGGTGTTTCTTGCCCTGTTGCAAGCATTGGCTCCGGCAATCATCGCCCTGGCTCCTGCGGTTACTCAACTGGCCACACAGCTTGTATCTGTTCTGGTGCCTGCGATCAACGCCCTTGCGCCTTTGCTGCTCAACATCTCCAACTTCTTGTCTGACAACATGAGTTGGCTGGGACCTGTTGCCGGGGCAGTTGTGGCTCTTGCGGCCGCATACAAGGTCTACGTTGCGGCAGCTAAAGCTGTTGCTGCAGTTCAGGCCGTTCTGAAGTCCAAGATGGTTGCCAGTACTGCGGCGTGGATTGCCAATACCGCTGCGGTGGTAGCTAATCGCATTGCGCAAGCCGCATCAGCGGTGGTTACCGGAACGCAGGCAGTTGCAGCCTGGGTGGCGAACACCGCAGTCGTCGTGGCAAACCGGGTAGCCGTTGCGGCAGTTGCGGTCACGATGGGAGTGGTTCGGGCGGCTACGATCGCCTGGACCGCCGTGCAATGGGCCTTGAACGTCGCCCTCAACGCCAACCCGATTGGCCTGATCGTCCTTGCTGTCGCCGCTCTCGTCGCTGGCATCATTCTTCTCTGGAAGAACAGCGAAACGTTCCGAAAGATCGTGCTCGCTGTCTGGGGGGCTATCAAGGTAGCAATCAAGGCCACAGTGGACTGGTTCGTCAACACTGCTTGGCCATGGATCAAGAAGGTAATCGACTTCATCATCGGTTACTATAAACTGCTCTGGCAGATCACCAAGGCCGTGTGGACCGGCATCTTCAACGCCATCAAGTCCGCGCTTACTTGGATCAAGGACATTTCGCAGACGATCTGGAACGCGATCGTCACGGCAGTCAAGACCTACATCAACGTCTATAAGACTGTCATCATGGCTGTGATTAACTTCGTGAAAGCAGCCTGGAACAACTGGCTCAAGGGCATCCAGATCATTACTCGGACTGTCTGGAATGCCATCGTGGCTATTGTCCGGAACGCCATCAACTTCATCAAGAACGTAATTGCTGGCGTCAAGATTGTAGTTACGTACGTGAAGAACGCGTTTACAAACGCCCGAAACGCAGCGGTGAATATGATCAACTCATTGCTGTCTACGGTTCGTAGTATCCCGGGGCGAATCACTTCAGCTCTTGGAAACCTTGGGTCGCTTCTGTACAACAAAGGTAAGCAAATCATCCAAGGCTTCATCAATGGCATCGGGGCTATGATCGGTGCCGTTAGAAACAAAGCTCGATCAATCGTCTCGGCTGTGACTGACTTCTTGCCTGGCTCCCCGGCGAAGGAAGGACCACTGTCCGGCAAGGGCTATGTGTTGCTTCGTGCTCGGCGCTTCATGAACGACTTTGCACAGGGCATCGATGACGGGTCTCAGAAGCCTTCAGCCGCGTTGATGGGCGCGGTCCAACCGTTGTCGCGTGCGATCGTTCCCAGCGGCTCCACGACGAAATCAGGGGCCTCTACGACCCCCACGACCACACAACCCGTGTCCGGCGGAACGCGTGAATACCACATCCAGATCGGTGACAAGCGGTTTGCCACGCTGGTTACTGACGTGATCACCGGCAACCCAGTAACAGTGAAGAAGGCGGCGGACGAAGGCAATCGACAGTCCAAGTTCGCTGGGTCTGGACGGAGGTAATCATGCGGTCAGCACGAATTACGCCTACTCTGTACTTCGGTCAGCCTGGAAGACAGATGCAAGCGTTGCCCTGGCCCACCGGTGGGATTGACAAGCCGTATGAACGACAGACATTTGACTTCCTGACCGGCTCAGGCCTACATCAGGTGTCATCACTGTCGGTGGGTTCTCGACCGTATACGATCAACTGGGCATCTATGCACATCGATACCTTTACGAAGATTGACCAGTATCGAGTTGGAGCAAACGGTCCTGGTCCTTTCGTGTTGATCGACCCCTCTGCGCCCAATCTGCTCCCTGCAAATGTGTCCGCCCCGACCGGAGTAACGTCACTACAAATCCCCGATTTCATCTTGCCTACTGGTGGTGCGGGACAGGGATCGATCGGCCAGAACGTTCTGCCCCAGTACATTCATAGGGGTGCCGGATGGGCCTCCCTTCGGTGGATATTCAACAGCACACCGGATGCTACGTGTATCTTGATCCCAGCCCCGCAGTTCCGTAACTGGTTCGGACATCCCGTTATCGCAGGGCTTCCTTACGCGTTCTCCAGCTGGGTGACCGTAGATGGCACGGTAGAGACGAACGCGTCGGTGTCGGTTCGCCTGGGGTGGTTGGACAAGACTGGCGTGGAGTTGTCAGAATCGTCAGGTACTGTCACTGCGGTTACCGGATGGACCCAGTTGAGCGTGATTGCTACCGCTCCGGCAAATGCGGTCTATGCCGTTCCTCGGTGGGTTCTGGGTGGGGCGACGATGGCAGTTGGTGGTGCGCTGTTCATCGATGAGGCACTGTGGGAACAAGACAATGTAGTAAACACCTGGGCTGTGGGGTCTGGAATTCGGCCAGTTGAGATAGTAGCGCTGGGCGAGACTGTTCCCTTTGACGGAAGATTCCGCACCAGTACCCAGATGACGCTGCGGGAGTTGGCCAAATGACAGCCATGGATGATCTGCTGAATTCCAGCAGTCTGGTGTATTACCCGGCCTCGGTTGTAGCGATCTTTCCGGAGCTAGAGCCCGGGTATGCAAGCCTGGCAACCGCTACTTCTGCTGAGTCCATCATTCAGCTTGGGCAGCAGATTGGTCCCGACGGTGCGTCTGTATCGCAGTCTTTTGACGATGGAATGCCGGACGAGGTGACGTCCACGGGGCAGAACGACGCCTGCGGCACCTGGAGTATGGACCTCGTCGGACGTCCTTCTGCCATCGCTTCCGACACTTCGATCGGCAGTGTGGTCAGTACAACCAGTGGTCAGGGGACAGGTACCAGTATCACGACTACCTATCCATCTGGTCTTGCGTTCTGGGACTATGTGATCTGCGCAGTTACTGTGTCAGCCGACACCATCGTGACCGAGACTTCTATGGATCCTGATTCATACTGGACCTGGAAGCTTCTTGGAGATGTGGTTGACAGTCAGGGGGGTTCCTTCCAACGGACCTTCGTGTTTGGACGAAAGCATTACACCTCGGGTGTCGTAGTCCCGACCTTTGACATCGATACATCTTCCAACTACAACTGGATCATGGTCGCGTTGAAGTGTGGTCGGACCCCGAGTGCAAATGTTCTTGTACCAGTCACTCCGGGAGAGACAGAGACATTTGCTGAAGGTGCTTCGGCCGTAACTGCTCACACGCTGCCTAATGTGGACCTGGGGAACCGGGGGTGGACGATTGGTGTCTTTGCTGCTCCTAATGCGGCGGGGGCATGGACGTCTTCTGGTAACACAATCTTCGCTTCTTTGCTGGGAACCAACATCTCCCAGGCCATCGTGATCTCTCCCCTTCGTTCTTTCCCAGGCAACTACGGGATGGTGGGAACTACTGCTGTCGCGACCCAGCTAGCAACTGGTGTGCATATTGCGATGCAGGTTCGGGATCGTCCTCAGCTGGATGCGTCAGGATACTTCAGCCCTCTCAACCAGTTCTCTCCGATCTATGGATTTGATCGAGATACTGCTCCGGTTACTATGTCTACCAACAACATCGCGGTAGATGGAAACCAGACAGAAACTACTCGGATCTTTACGGGTCAGATGACGGGTATATCTGTCTCGGGAAGAACTGCCCAGGCGACCGGAGTAAGTAATACTCGACTACTTCTTGATGATGCCCATGAACTACCGGTGGTGTACGGCTGGCGAGAAGGGCTGGAAACCGACTGGTTGGCCGGGTATCTTCTTGCCCAAGGAAGTCAGTACAACGGCGTAGCACCCTCGATCTATACTCGTTGGTGGGCACCTGGTCATGGGTCCATGCATCCCTTCGTGGATGGATCCACTACATACCCGGAGTGTAGGTCGTGGATTACCGGCCGCGCGGGTAGTTTCAGACGTCAGCCAGACGTGGTAGACGGTCCCTTCGTTACTGCTATGTACGCCAAGCAAACCAATGCAGAAACGGTATACACCTCCGTCGTTGCGGATCGAAACTGGGGCACTGAAGTACCGGGGCAGCCAGATGCCCTGTTTAAGGACTTGCTCAGCCAGCAAAGTAGCACGGGAAGGTTGTCTTTCTGGATCCGAGGAGATGCGGCGGATCAGACACCTACGTGCGTTGACTCGGGTAATCCCGACGACTACTTGCTGTTTAGGGCTACCCTGTGGAATTCACTACCGGGAGACGTGACCACGAATTACGTGAGAGTGAACGTCAACCCGAATCGAAACTTCACCGTCTGGGTTGGGTCCTCCATCGTACTAACTGGCGGCGACCTACCAACCGATGGGCTGTGGCATTACTGTTCCTTCATGTGGGATTACGACACAGGAACGGGAAAGTTCCGGCGTGATAACCTCACCTGGAACACTGGTGTACTCGGCGGAGGTGCAGAAGCACTGCCGTCTAGCGAAGCGGCACTATACAACTCGGGTGGATACGTAGGCTTTGCTTACAAGGCTCAGCTTCCGGTAGCCGAGATTCAGCTGGAAGCTGGAATGCCCTACACGGATGACTGGAGTCGGTTCTACCCAACGCCGACTGCTCCGTCCCTCGGAGTGACCTATCGCGCAAGTAGGCAACCCCTTGCGGTGATCGCTGAACCAACGCCCGTGCAGGGATGGACCACACTGCAAGAAGTGTCAGAATCCACTCTTTCGTGGATGCGGTGCAACGAACTAGATGCTGTAGAACTGGTCAATCTCGATTACTTCGGCGAGACCGATCAGATGACTGTCACTACGTTGAACGTCTTGGATACAGACTTCAACGCAGGAGAGATCAATTTGGCTCTCGATCCCTCGCGTACTCGAAACGTGGTGACAGTTTCCTTCACAGACACTCGTGTGGGTTCTAACCGGTCGCCTATCCTGGACATGAACACCGCCCTTGCTGTACCAGTTGGCACGTCCTACGCAACGTTCACCTTGGATACGCCGACGGCAGAAACGCATGGTGCTGCACAGTGGTGGACTGCCACTCCAACCTTCCAGAAGTTGACCGCATCGCAAATCTCGGGCGCAACGCCTATCCAGAATGAGAATGTGATGTCGGTCAACACCTTGCCGGATGGTACAGGTACGGTGATCACGTCCTCTGACTTCACCGCCCGAATCGTTGACTGGACGTCTAACAGCATTGACGTACAGTTCATCAACAACAATGGCAAGACGTTGTATCTGACGAACAACGGGGATCAGATCCCGTTCCTTCGTGCTCTCGGCTATGCGATCAGCCAGAGTGATGGATACGCCACGACGACAGACACGGGGTCAATCGTCCGGCGGCGTGAGCGGGCTCTCACAACTGGGATGAGCTGGGTTCACGACCGGGCTACCGCACAGGCACTTAGCTCTACACTGGTCGGCATTCTGGCGCAGCCTCGGCCGATGATCACAGTCAACGTGCAGGGAGACCCTCGGCGAAAGCCGGGTAACTTGTGCCAGGTCGTAGATTCAACGGGAACTGCTGCCGAAGGTACCTGGCGGATCACCGCTATTGATTGCAACTACAACGGGCCGATGTTTACTCAGGATGTGACTCTGATCCGCGTCGGCACTACCGGCGTGTGGGACGAGTCCAACTGGGACGATGCGGTTTGGGGAGAATGAGGCATGGGCAACTACGATGACATCGGTCTTCCCGTCAAGGGCCAGCCGATCTCCAGCGGTGCTTTCGGGCAGAAGGTCCGGAACTACCTGATCAACGCTGACGCCAGACTTTCGGCGATCGAGGGATCGCTGTTGCCTCGGTACTACATCAAGGCGAACCCCACGTCTCGAGCGTCCACAGGAACAGTTGCACCTGATACTGGAACCGGACAGTTGTTGGCCGGTATCCCGCTAGAGATTGGTACCTACGAAATCGAGTTCGTTGGGTACTTCACTCTGACGACAACGGGCACCCAGGGGTTTCGCACTCGATTCGGCTTCACGGGGACGATCAGCAATCCGGTCCGGAACTGTCTTGGTCCCGGTGACTCGGGTAGCGCTCCGAACGTTAACGCAACTATCATGGCGCAAGGCTTCCAAGCGACCGGCCAGGATGCTCTGTACTTTACCGCTGCGTCCGCCGGTTATTCTTCGGTGAGAGAGATCGCAACCGGATTCAACGTAACGGTAGCAGGAAATCTCTCCCTGAACTGGGCACAGGCCGTTTCCTCGGCAAACAACACCAACCTCCAGGGCGGGAGTTACTTCCGCATTACCAGATACGCGTAAGGTGAGATCATGACCGAGCCGATCCCCGAGCAGTACAGCAATCCACCCCCTCCCCAGGAGCAAGAGGAAGTACCCACCGTAGGACCAGTGGCCGATCCCGAACCAGAGCCCGACCAAGAGGATTAAATCGCCCGGGGCATCCGGAACCATGCGGTGTGGTCCGCCACTCCCTCAGCGTGGATCTGGGTGCCCCTTACGTAGGTTCTCCATACGCGCCCGTGCGATGATGGGGGTGATTGGAGGGCCCATGGTAATGAACCCGAGGACACATCCTCGCGGAGCAAGGCCAGACTTCACGCTTCCGAAGCCGAACCCCAACCCGAGTCGCATGACGGATGCGCTCTGGTGGCTTGTCTGCATGCGCGAAGCGTTGGAACCAACGCTCAGCGAGAACGGGGGCACACTTGCTCTCAAGCCTGGATACCACAGTTATGGATCTCGGCTACCCGACTATGGTCTGGGCAACATCAAGACGGATCATTCAATCCGGCGTGCTCCCGACCGTACAGGCAAGTGGTGGAAGGATTTCACCTCCGCGCATGACTGGACGTTCTTGGATGCCCAGAAGGGCGACTACAAGACGATCCAGAAGTACACGAAGCGTCTCATCGCAGCGATGCGAGACCCGAATGACTTGCGTCCCGATGACGTCTTCGCGTACACCCTCGGACAGACGGACGGAGATCCGATAGTCGAGGGCTACAACGAGTACAGGGACGATGACGAGACAAGTGCGGACAAGACGCACCTCTGGCATCGCCACGACTCCTACCGCCGAAACATCATCGGCGATTTCTGGGCCATGTGGAAGGCCCTTACCATCGACATGGGCTGGACCTACGACGACTGGCTCCGGTCCGTCACTCCGGCAGCAAAGGATGACTTCATGAGCTTCATCACCAACCGTGCCCAGTTCCAGGCGGAGATGACCGCGTGGGCGAAGACGCCCGAGGGATCGCAGGCGCTTCTGACTGGTCTGGTGTCGGCCAAGTACGGATCCCAGGTCTACCCGAACCGTACGCTGCTGAATTTCCTTCTCGATCTCCACGGTGCGCGTGACTTCCTGACCGGCGGCGAGACCGAGGCGGATCCGAAGTACAGCAAGGTCACGCCGGACAAGCGCCTGGCCCAGATGGCCGACGTTCCTTCCAATGTCGACCAGCTGAAGACGGACATGGCTGAGATCAAGACCATGCTCGCCGCTCTGACCACACCACCGGCCTGACGATTAGAAACGGGGAGGAATGCTTGACTGGCTGGCGGAGGGTGTTCCTCCCGAGATAGCGGGACTGCCGACGTGGGCTCTCAATGGGCTATCGATCGGTGGTCTCGTGATGCTCATCCTCATGGGGCTGTTCACTTCTAGACTCTGGACCAAGCGCCAGGTCGATGAGTTGACTAAGCAACATGACCGAGAGGTAACCACTTTGACTCGGAATCACGAGCAACAAGTGACAGACCTCAAAGCCCGGTATGAGACTCACATCACTCGAACTGTCGAGCTGCTAGAAAAGAGGGCTGATGATGCCCGTACACGTGAGAATGAGTGGCGTGACGTAGCCCAGAAATGGCAGGCGGTTAGCGAAATGCTGGCCTCTGGCTTGGAACCATTGCAGGACCAGGGCGAAACCATGCTCCGACTTCTCCAGGCTTGGCAATCCGAAGCACGAAGGGCTATCGGACAATGACCGAGGCGGAGCACGAACGACAAGAAGCGCGTCAAGAAGCAGATGCCGCGCTGGCCCGCGCAGACCGGATGGTCGATCGTGGTGCTAAAATTGCTCAGGGCTGGGTAAGGTCCCGTCAGGACAACAACTTCCGTCAAATGCTTCGTAAACTGGGGCAGAGAGTGCAAGAGAATGGGACTTGAAGGGCTCGGTAATCTCGGCTACCAAGTAGGCGCAGTCGGTTTAATCGCTGTTGCTGTGATCTACTTCATGATCGTCCGGTGGTGGACTGATCCTCTCGGACGAGTAATCGCAGCGGTTCTGGGGGCAGTATCTCTAGTCCTCATCACCACGATCCTCCGGATGCTCCACATCGGCATTCCTCACTTCATGGTCTGGAGGGCCATGATGTTCTGGATGTTCGCCCTCGCGGTGTGGTCCGGACTCATGGCTCTTATCTGGGCGCAATTGCTTGCCCCTAGAATCAAACACGACAGACTGACCACACCCCGAAGGAGGGGACATGAGGAAGCTGATTTGGCCGATTCTCGGCCTGATCGTGATGGCCGTCCTGACCACGATTCAGCAGGCGAACGCTGACAACAGCATCACCGCCTCGGAATGGGTGCAGGTGGCGCTTCAGGCTCTGATGGCGTTCAACGTCTGGGCCACTGCCAACCTGCCGCAGTACACACGGATGAAGACCTGGGTGGCTGCGGCAATCGCCGTGGTGTCTCTGCTTGTAACGCTGATCACCGGCGGCCTGGACACCAACGAGATCATCAACTTGGTGATCACCGGCCTGGCGGCACTCGGCGTGGCTTTCACTCCGCAGCCGGTGACCACGGTCATCAACGGGACGACGGTCCCGGCAAACGGGGAGGTGCGGAACACGAATCGCATCGTGTCCTAACCCAAACCAAGCATGGCCCGTTGGACGTTAAATCCAGCGGGCCATGATCAAGTTTGCTATGTTTATGACGTAGCCACCACGTAGAAAACGGGTGTAAACCCAGCACTCAAACCCAGCACGTGCTATGTTTGAGAAAACCATGATGCAGCCGTGACTATGACACCTCCCGTTTAAACCCAGCGGGCTTTAATAACCCGTAGGGTTAAAGCATGCTGGGTTAATAAGGGGGTCAGTCATTGCCCATATCCTTCGGGGGTACGGAAGGCGCCCGGTGCCCCTCCGTACAGATTTGCTCCCAGGAAGTCGAAGAGGGCGTTGATCAGAAAACGACGAACTCGCTTGTTCCGCTTTCCGCAGACGCCGCACTTCATGAAGCCCATCCGATCCCTTGACCATGCCGCCTTTCCATTGATCGTGCAGCTCGGATGGTCTGCAAGGTCTCGCCGGGCTGGATAGATGAAGATACCGACGAGGTGGTAACCGTCCGGTAGATCTTCTTCTAGCCGATACGCAATGCCAGCGGGGTGTGGACCATCCGGTACGTGGACGATGGCTATGTGGGCCATGAGATTGCTCCTAGAGAACTAGAATGGGCGGTGGGGTGGTTCCTGTTGGTCCCATGCTATGCCCGTCGGTGGAAGCTAAATGTGGCCGCTTTGACGATGAGCCGATGAGTCGGTAATGTTGCTCCACGACGCTTCAACCAGTGAATTAGACGAGCACCACCCATCAAGGGAAGAGGACACCATGGCGGCACGTGCCACCAGCACCAAGGCCAAGGCCACCCAGGCCGAAGAGCCCGAGGACATGGAAGACGAGGACGAGTTCGAAGAGGTCGAGGACGGCGACGAGGACCTCGAGGAGCTCGAGGAGGTCGGCGAGGACGAGGACGAGGAGGAGCCTCCGGCCAAGCCGAAGCGTTCCACCGCGAAGGCTACCGCCGCGAAGGCGGCCAGCGCACCGAAGTTCGGTTCCGTCGAGCTGGCGGCCTACATCACCGAGTCGACCGGCGACAAGTACGACGCTCGAGGCGTCCGCATGCTGCTCCGCAAGCTGGCCAAGGACGGCAAGCTCGACCGCGTGGTCGGCGAGACCCGCGACCGGTACAGCTTCACCGGCCCGAACGACCCCACCGTGAAGGCCGTGGTCGCCATGGTCAAGTCCGGCGAGGCGAAGGCCATGAAGCAGGCGGGCCTCGAGAAGGTCAAGGAGCAGGCCGCCGCCAAGAAGGCCGCTGCCGCCAAGAAGGCGGAGGCCGAGGCCGAGGCTGTGGAGGAGGTCGAGGAGGAAGCTCCGCGTCCTCGTCGGACTCGTACGGCGGCTGCCAAGCCTCCGGCCAAGGCGACCCCTGCGAAGGCGACTCCGGCCCGGCGTACTCGCGCCTCGTCCTGATCGACGTATCATCGAGGGGTGCGGCTCGTTCAACGCACACACAGGGGGTAGCCGGGAGCGGCGGGATCACAGGTGCACCTGTCCCGTGATGGAGTTCGAGTCTCCATTACCCCCCTTGGATCGGCAGGCGGCAGTCTCATCCACTTCGGGATGCACGTTGACTTGTCCGTGCAGAACCGGGCCTGTCGATCCACTAACTTCGTCCCCGGCGGAGGGAGCCCGGAAGGGTCAGCCGCAAGGCACCGGGGGAGAAAGAGATTTTGGAGTTGCCCCACGATCAACTCTTGGTCTCCGCAGCATCCCGAGGGGAGTCACCAAGCACGTGCTCCTCTCGGGGTGTTGCGTCTCGCGTCAGAGTCGTGTAGCGTTACCTACGCAACGGACCACACGACGAAGGAGGGCCACGATGACCGGCATCTTGGACCGGATCCGCGAGACGACCCCTGACACGCTTGAGGGCGTGTCGTCCAGCTTCGATGACGCGCCTCGTCCGGTGTATGTGTCCCGGAGGCCGAAGAACATGATCCGCACCGTTGAGGGTGCCGATGATCTGAAGGTGTCGCGTCCGGCCCCCAAGGCTCCGGGGATGGTCAAGACCTCCGACTGGTCGGGTGACGACTCCCCGATGACGACCCCTGGCGATCCGCATGACGCGAGGTCCGAGGGCCAGGTTCGGTACATGGACAACCTCATTTCCTGGATCATGGAGAAGGACGGCGACGCCGGTGCGGCCGCTCGTACCTGGACGGACAACGTGACGGTTGCGGGCAAGTGGTCGTACGACAAGGCCGACAAGTTTTCGATCAGCGCGTGGATCGACCGACTGAAGGCCAAGAACGCGGAGTTGAACGCGGCTGTCAAGAACGATCCGCGCACGACGGCTGGCCCTGTCCTCACCGGTAACGTGGGTCACGATGCGCTGATCGTCCGGGAGAACCGGTCCGGCAAGCCGATGCCGCAGTACTACGCGTTGCGCGAGGACGGCGTGGTCAAGTTCTATCGCGTGAAGGCGGGGACGAAGCCCGGCTGGTGGTGGATCGACGCGCAGGCCTCCGATGAGTTCCACCCCATCAAGAATGTGGCTCGGAAGAACGAAATCCTGCGCGCCATCATCGCCGCTGGTCCGGAGGCTTCCATGCGCCTGTACGGACAGGAACTCGGTTCGTGTGGTCGTTGCCACCGGACCCTCACCGACGAAACCTCCCGTGCGAATGGGATCGGTCCGGAATGCGAGGGCAAGATCTGATGGATGAACTCGAGCTCTGGGCTCGGGGTCTGATGACTCTGGGCCTGGGGCCGGACCAGGAATGGCATCCGGCTATCCCCAATGAGCATCAGTGGTTCCATGCTCAGTTCTGGTCTATGGTGGAACAGCTTCTTCCCGATGCGGAAGTTGATGAGCCATATTGGATGACCCAGGATGCAACGATTCGACTTTTGAACAACAACTGAACCAAGCCGCATCCGGGCGGCTTACACCGAGGGAGCAAGAATGGATACGGCACAGGCCGCTGAATTACTGGGCACCAACGCACGGCAACTTCGGGTGTTCCTGCGATCAGCACACTCGACTTTCGTCCCCGTTGGATCTGGTGCACGGTATGACTTCACCGACCGTGAGATCCCCACGTTGAAGAAGCGTTTCGAAGCCTGGCAGAAGGCTGGCAAGCCTCGCCCGACTGCTTCGAATGCCAAGGCTGACCCGAAACCCTCCCGTAAATCTCTCAAGCTGAGTACGCGAGAAATTCGCGATCGCAAGGTGTGGGAGGAAGAGGGACTTGTGGTCCTGCCGGACATCCGCGATCCTCGGGTACGTGCTCGTGCCTTGGCGGACGCGAGAGCCGCTGAGGACCGCCTTGAACTCCGCCTGATGGCGGTCGGCCTGCACGTTTCTCAACTTGGGGACAAGCGATGACCACATATAACTTGCGTGACGCCTACATCTATGACTCTCAGGAGATTCCCCGTCCGAAGATGTTGCCCATCGGGGAGATCATCCTGAATGACGGAACTACCGCGTTGATTCCACAGCCGGTGAAGTGGAAGAGCACCTCGGTCGGGGATACGACCTACATCACCTCTGACGGCATGCGTAACGACGGTTTGACGTGGACCGGCGTCATGGATGCGTTCGCAGAGGCACCTCAGACGCACGCTGAGGCTCGATCAGCGCGTCCGCCGGTACCGGTATGGCCCGTGGCTCTGATCCTCCTTGGGCTGGTCCTGATGGCGTTTGGATGGCTCCTGAACGAGCCGATATCGTTGCTGATCTACACTGCCATCCACGGGAGTTGACGTGCGCACCAAGATCCCTACCATGCGAGTCCTTATGGAGGACCCCCTCTTCCGTCAATACATGAAGATTCCTCCGCGCTTGCCGAAGAACTTGCGCACCGGTAACCCGTACCAGATCTGGGTCAACCGAGATGGTAACTGGGGTACGGCCTTGAAGCCAACGTACGCCGACGCGTGGAAGGTGTTTGTCCACCACTACAAAGCCTCCCGTGACGACCATCGGGACGTGACCCTGGTGAGCCGCCGGGTGTTCTTCGCCCCTCCTGGTGAGTGGTACCGCGTCAAGGTCAAAACCTCGCGTCGGCCGACGCCGGATGACAAGAGCACGTGGCAGTGGAAGCTGGAATGGCGTTGGCGGCAGACGTTCTTCTGGGAAGGGCACGAGTTCGCGTGGTGTGGTCGATGCCGCCGTCCCACATACTGGCAGCCGTTAGGCGAGACTCACCACGCACTCCGCCGGTCACCGGCTATTGCTGAGGAAGACAACTACCGGTGTCATATCTGTGGGATTCGGTACATCGCTATGCCCGGCATTGACCAGATGGTCAAGATGGAGCGGAGGCCGGAATGAAGGAGCGATACGTACACTTCGCCTGGATGGTTGGTCTCGGCTGGGTAAAGTATCCCCTTCAAGTACCAATGCTTGGGCAAGTGAAGTGGGTCGAGGCTGATCCTCCATTTGATGACGTATACGACGGAATCGTACTCGTCTGGATTGGTCCTGCTGCCCCCCTTCCTGCCAAGGTCAAGCTTGATCCTCCTCGACCGGTGTATACCCAGATTCCTCACGACGACTTGTCTTATCCCGGGTGGCAGTCGTGGCATGCTAAGAAGGTTATTGATCCCTCAAAGGGATGTGCCTGGGTGTATGAGGTGGAGCCCCAGAACGCGAGCGGATGGTGTCGAGTACTCTGGAAGGTTTGGGACTATGATATTCACTAAGCTCGCCCATCCCGACTGGCCATATACCTGTGATCGGTATTGCAAGGTCCACTACTACTGGGACTTCGAGACCGAGCGGCATGAGTCCCTGCCGAACACATGGAACGTCAAGAATCAGTCGGGTTGGCGAAGCCAGGTTGTATGGGTTGGCCCTCCTGGCTACCACCCATATAAGCCCAGTTCTGCTGAGTGGGAGGCCATGCGTCGCATGTGTTCTCACACGCAAATGGACCTGACGTGCAATACCTGTTTCCGGCACACCTTCCGGCCAATGGAGATCTGATGGAACGAGAGATACGCCGAGCGATGATCATAGGGATGGCTATTGGCTTTGCTCTCGGAGTAATCTGGACCATTCTCTTGCCCGCTCCGGTGGGGATCTGGTGAAATACCCATTCAAGACCAAACCGTATGCTCACCAAGTCCAGGGCATGCGGTTTGCCTTTCGCCAGTTCAATCGAGGCTATGGGGCAGCCCTTCTGTTCGAGCCTCGTACCGGTAAGACCAAGACGTCCATTGACATCGTCTCTGCACTGTACATGAAGAGAGGCGTGCGCAAGATAGTCATTATCGCTCCTAACCGTGTCCTCGGGACATGGGCCAAGGAATTCCACATACACTGTCCGCTGGTGTATCAGATCATCGTGTGGGATGCGAAGGAGCGCCGAAAGGGAGCCATTCGTCAGCCGGATGGACATCTGGACATTCAGGTAGTGGTGACTAACTACGAAACCTTCGGTACTCCGGGCAAACGGTTAGAGAGCGGTCGTCGAAGCCGATCGACAGGTCGATTCAAGAACCGAGACTGGATCGCCAAGTGGATAGGCAATGATGATGCGGTCATCATCTGCGACGAGAGCCACAAGCTGAAGAATCCCTCTGGCAAGGCCAGCAACATGGTGGTCGGGATGAGGAAGTGGTTCAAGTATCAGCTGATCCTGACTGGTACGCCGATCACGAAAGCCCGTCGTGCTGCCGATATCTACATGCAGTGGAGGCTGATTAACCCAGGTAGATTCATGAGATGGGGTGCGACGTATGAGGACTTCCGAACCCACACCGGAGTCTGGACGGAGCGGAATGGATTCCCCCAGTGGCTTCGAGCGCGTGAGAGCGGCCTTAGGGATCTGCAAAGAGGCATTCATGCGGATGGCCTCGTCATTGCGCGAGCTGATTGTTTCGATCTCCCGCCAGTTCTCCCAGATCGCATTATCGATGTCCCGCTCACTACTTCTGCGCGTCACTATGACGAGATGGCCGAGCAGTTCATCACTCAGCTTGAGAACGGTGATATTGCCGAAGCGTCTATTCCCCTCGTCGTCACTTTACGCCTGGCCCAAATCACGTCCGGGTATGTCGGCATCATCGAGCCGCATCCGAGTAATCCCAACAAGCAAGTATCCCGCCCAGTCTCTATCGGCAAAGAGAAGATCAAAGCGCTCGAAGAGATACTGGTCGAAGAAGTAATTGAGAAGGAAGAGCCAGCCATTATTGTGGCTCAATGGAGACATAATCTCGATGCTATCAGCGAGCTGTGTAAGCGGTTGAAGATCCCATCCATGTCCATCCGTGGAGGCATGTCCCGGTCGTCTACTGATGATGCTCTCAGACGATTCGCTCAGCACGAGGGGCAAGCGGCCGCCATGGTGGTGCAGCCTGCGGCCGGTGGCGTCGGACTAGACATGCGGGTGGCTGGCCACACGATCTGGTATTCTCTCACATCATCCTATGTCAATTACACCCAGATGAGAGATCGAAACGCGCTACATCCGAACGCCGTACAGCACACCTTTCTTATCGCACCAGGAACTGTCGATCAATTGCTCTACGACACCCTGACTAATGACGGGAACGTAGCCAAGCAAATTCTGACTCGTCCGGAAATTTTGCGCCGCTCGGGATCATGCCGATAGGGTAACGAATGAAACGAGAGGAAACGTGGTGAAACACCTTATCATCGAGGGCTGCGACGGATCTGGTAAGACAACACTGATCGATCAGCTCATGCAAACCAAGCAGTTCGTGAAACATGCGCGGGCCAGCACATCGCTTGGGGGGCCGGTAGATTCGCTGAGCGATTGGGTGGATGACGATCTCCATCGGCTTGGCAATTGGACTCAGGTCGGCCGTCCCCCTTTCATATACGATCGGCATCCGCTGATTAGTGAGCTGATCTACGCCGATCTGCGCAAGATCAAGCGCGGACTCACGGGCAAGTTCACCGACGTCAAGTGGATTATCCAGGCCCAGCGACAGATGGCTGATCACGCCATCCTTGTCATCTGCGATCCGGCATATGCCGAGGTGGAGCGCACGCTACAAGAGGGGGGTCGAGATTCCCACATGCCGGGGGTGTTCGAGAACCGGTACACCATCTTCAATCGGTATCGTGCTTTCACCTGGCCCGGGACTGTCGTTCGCTACGACTGGACCCTTAACACCCCGAAGAACCTGATCGAGACAATCCAGAAGTTGGATGGCAACTAGAGATGGCAACTAGAGATGTGGTGGTCAACTTGACTCTCGATCCTCGCTTCGCTCGCCTTCTGACCAGGCAGGACGATTTACAGGCGTTTCTGCTGGGTCGCCGTGTGGCCGATCTCGACTTCAAGGAGTTGGCCGACTTCATCCGTGTGCAGGCGTTTGCTCTCAACGCCGAAGTACACGAGGCGGTCGACGAGACGCACTGGAAGCCGTGGGCTACTCCTCCCGAGGGCGAAGGAGTGGTCATCAGCAAGAAGAGGTACACCGGTGAGTTGGCTGACGTGTTCATCTTCCTGATGAATCTGATGTTGGCTGGTGACGTCACCATGAACGAGCTGGCTGAAGCGGTAAACGTCAAGCAGGACAAGAACCTGGGTCGGTGGATGAAAGGCTACGACGCGAAATCTACCAAATGCAAGGGATGCGGTCGTGCCTTCGACGACGAGGACGTAAAGTGCTACGCCTCCACCATGGCGGGTGAGGAGTTGGTTCTCGCGTTCTGCTCGGAGAGGGAGCGGTTCATCGACTCGGAAGGTAACCCGGTAACGTGATTCGCGCCTACGAATTCAAGAACCCTGTCGACGCGCACGATGCCATGTGCGAACAGCTCGTCTACGGCGACAACAGCAAAGGCGTGGACTGGGACTTCGTGCATGGTACAGAGGTAGGTCTGCACAACGTTGCGATCCACTGCAACACGATCGACTTTGACTACAACCTCAAACGACTTTGGGTTCCCCCGACTCGGTGGTCGATGATGGTTCGGCAGTACCTCGATCCCATCGCTCTCAAAGACTGCATGGACAAGGTCTCAGATCGGATGGGTCCGCCCCGACGGCAAGGGGACCGTAGAGGCATTTCAGTTGTCCGTACACGGCTCGTGCAGGGTCGAGGGGTAGGTCGGGGTGTCCGGCGTCGCTGGGGATCCTGCATGCTGTCTCTCAGCTTCCGGGCTACGCCAATCCCCACCGTCTCTCTTCACAGCCGGACGACATACTTCGGCTACCTGGCAATGGTGGACATGGCCGTAGCCCGTGCCTTTGCTGCCGAGTGTGCCGAACGCTGCGGCTACGATCTGGCCGACGTCCAGTTCGTGTGGACCCTCGAGCTTGCCCAGTTCCATGGCTTCCGATCACTGGCATGGATGCTGATGGACAAGGAAATTCGGGCACAGATGGATGAGGACGTAGACAACCGGACGGAATTCTCTCCTCGGGGACAGCCCGGCTACCGAAAGTGCCTGGATGGCTACGCTCGGATCCTGAAATCCGATCGGGCTGGGACTCTGTATGGGGATGAGTCATTCTCCTCCTTCGCGAGGGTACGTCGTCGGTTCCACACGGAGGCCTTCGGGACGGACTACGCGGACCAGTTCGCCGGGGGGACTCGCAATCGGGGCGGTAAGGGAGCGTTTTCCGCACTGCCGGACACCTGGGTTCGCAACCTGGACTTCTCACCTCTATCCGGGAGGGGAGGCGATCAGTCATACTTCGACCATGACGACGACATCCCCGATGATGAGGACGACTGATGAACCCGCGCAAGAAAGCTCTCATGATGCGGAACTTCAAAGCGTTCATGAAACGAATTGAAGGGAAGTATCAAGAGGCCTATCTCGCGCTTGAGCTTGACGATTATGTTGGAGCACAACAGATCCTGGCTCAACTTGCGCAAAGCCATGCCAAGACTTCCATGTCTCTTCGTGGAGTTCTGGTTCGTGAAGGACTACTGACGGAGGACGATAAGTAATGCAGGTGTACTACTTCCACACCAACCCTCGTCCGTCGTATCTGCGGCTGGCGAGTGATCTTCTCGACCAGAAGCCTGTGCATACCGGTGAATGGCAGGCCATGGATACCCGGGGCTCGGATATGCACAAGACATACGAGCTCGAGGACGTGTCTCTGGTCTGGGAGACTACGCCGGATAACCCGCAGGATGTGATGCCCGCTGTCGATACCTCCTGGGCGCGAGAACACTTCGCCGAGCGGGTGTCCGGCCAGCCGTTGAACCCGGCTCCCTCCCACGTCCGTTGGCCGTATGCAGTCGGTGGAAATTCCCGGCACATGCAGGCCGAGACTTTCGACCACACCTACCCGGAGCGGTTCTGGCCGAAGCATGCTGGGCATGAGCATAAATACGTGGATCAAGATGGCGCGGTTCATCATGTGACTGATCCAAAGGATTTGGATATCCTATGCGGAGGTACGCCGGGCATCCGCTTTCATTACGGAGACCTGAACGATGTGGTGTCCCTTTTGATCCGCAATCCTCTCACGCGCCAGGCATACTTGCCCATCTGGTTTCCCGAGGATACCGGGGCTGGGTTGGCTACGTATGACAATCCTCTGGAGTTTAGGTCATCAATCCGAGTACCGTGTACACTCGGGTACCACTTCATGCAGCGAGGCGGATATCTCTCCTGTCGGTACTACATTAGGTCGTGTGATCTGTACCGTCACCTGTCCAACGATGCGTATTTCGCCGCCGCTCTCATGAGGTGGATCTGCGCTGAGATGAAGCGCCGGACCATGGACAACCAGGTAGGTCTGAACGTCCGGCCTGGTAAGCTGGTGATGCACATCGCCAACTTGCACGCATTCACCGGTGACAAGGACAAGATCAAGAACCGGATGAAGCTGGTTTCAAAATACGATGAGGACGAGGGCATCTGGGGGGCGGGGATATGAGAGTTACTATCGATGAGACTCTGATGACTATTGCTCGCGTCTGGGAGGATCGGAGTACGTGCAGCCGTAATCATGTCGGGGCAGTGATTGCCAAAGACGGGCGGCACATCGGATCTGGGTACAACGGCGCTCCGGCGGGCATGCCACACTGCGAGCACATGGTAGCAAGGTTTGATGTGACGTCTAATGCTCCCGCTGGGGCTGAATCACTGGTGAGGGCTCTCAATAGGGGGTGTCAGGTGGCTATCCATGCGGAAGCCAATGCCCTCGCTTACTGTGCGCGGTTCGGCATCTCCGTCGAGGGTGCAACCATCTACACTACGCTTTCACCGTGCTACTCGTGCTCTCAGCTCATCATTGCTGCTGGGCTCGTCCGTGTCGCGTACATTCGCGATTACCGCGATCAAGCGGGCATCAACCTTCTCCGGGCTGCCGGACTGACTGTGGATCACTTGACTAGACGATGAAACGATACCCGGCCCTTGAGCTTGCTGTACGCAATGCCGCTTGCACCGAGTGCAGGCTGTGTGGAGATGCGGAGGATGATGAGGTCTGCATTACCGGCCAGGTCGAAGGGAAGGGTAAACCTCGGGTAGCCATCGTTACGAAGTTCCCCATTGCTCCGGGTGGCAAGATGCATCGGGAGATGGTGGACTACCTGATCGAGGCGGGCATTGACTCCAACGAAGTCATGTGGTTGTCTGCCCTGAAATGTCGGACGTATAGCCTGGATCCGACGAAGACCGATCAGAAGAAGTGCTCTCTGTTCCTTCGTGCCGAGTTCGCCTTCATGGACTTCGATTATGTCCTATGCCTCGGTAGTGAAGCCTGGTTCGCAGCGTCCGGCTGGGCTGACATCACGAAGAACCGAGGGAAGCTGTTCAACATCCAAGAGGGGCAAGGGTTCATCTATCCCACCATCAGCCCCAGCGCGGTGAACAGGAACCCAGGCCTCCGAGGTGGGTTCATCGCCGATCTTCAGTACTTCGGCCGGTTGATCCGGGGTCTAGGTGAAGAACCGGATCACCACACCAACGCGGACCACGTGACCACGGTTCGGTCTCTGGACGACTTGAGATTCATGCTAAGGCGCATAAAGCATGGATGGGCGGCATCGTACGACATCGAAACGACGGGGGCTGCTGAGTACGAATCAGACGCCCGCGTGGTGTCCATCTCGGTCACAGTGACCGACGGTCCGGACATGAAGACAGCACACACCTTCAACGTGCCTTTGTTCCATCCGGAGTCCTGGTTCCGTAGCCAGTGGGAACGTATCCTTCGCTACATCACACGCGCCCTGATGAAGTGCCCCCGCCGTGTGGCCCATAACGCCAAGTACGACACGAAGTGGATGCAGCATTTCACCGGTGAGGAAGCGTTTGTTCCTACCTTCGATACGATCGTTGCTGCCGCTCTCTTGGACGAGAATCGTCCCAAGGGTTTGAAACCGTTGGGTCAGATGTTGCTCGGCGCGGAGCCGTGGGGTATCGACACCAAAGACCTGCTGAACGAGCCGATCATGAAGGTGCTGGAATACAATGGGCTAGACACCTGGCACACATTGCGTCTGTTCTTTGTTCTGCGGAAGAACCTGCTGGACCAGCCCCGGCTGGCGCGGTTTTTTCGATACCTCACAATGCCTCTTGTTAGAGAACTATGCTACGTAGAACGTAGAGGGGTGTTCGTTGATCGAGAACAGGTCAAGACCAACTGGAACGTAGTCAAGGCCAAGCTCGAGGAAATCCATGACGCCCTAGACGTCTATGTACCGGAGGAACACCCGTTCATCAAGTACGATAGGCAAGGCAACGTCAAGTCGTTTGGGGTGAACTGGAATGCGTCTAACTTCGCCCGATGGTTCCTATACGATCACCTTGGTCTACCGGTACTCAAACGCGGTAAGGCGAAGGACGATGGGTCGCCAGGCGCGCCGTCGATGGATGAAGCGACGCTGGCTTATCTGGCGGAAGAGTCGAACAATATCGCGGGATCAAGCGTAGCCAAGCTGCTTGTGGATCGGGTGAAGTGGAACAAATTCGATACCTCGTTCTTCTCTCCATGGTCCGAGCAGATTGACCATAACTCGCGTATGCACTCCGTGTTCAAGCCGTGGGGCACGGTCACCGGACGTTTGTCTTCCGGCAAGGAAGATGCAGAGAAAATCACCGCAAGTAGAAAGATCCGGGGCGTCAACCTCCAACAGGTCCCACGGGGGGATCTGACGCGTGGAGTCTTTGGCGCTCCGCCTGGATCCTACTTCGTCGAATTCGATTATTCTCAGGTTGAACTGCGCGTGGCTGCATTGCTGGCCCGCGAGGAAACCATGCTTCATCTGTACAACACCGGCCAGGACATCCATACCACCATGGCCATGACGATGACTGGCAAGCCCTGGCATGGCGGCAAGTGTGAGTGTGGTCAGTGCGTCACAGCTCACGATCGTAAGATGGCCAAGGCGGTTAACTTCGGCTTCCTGTACGGCATGGGTTGGCGTAAGTTCATCCAGACGGCATGGGAGAACTATGGGCTACGGGTTACAGAGGAAGAGGCGGTTGCGTTCCGCAAGGCGTTCTTCGCCCAGTTCCCGGGGCTATTGCCTTGGCATTCAAAGCAGCGGTCACTCGCGCACAAGTACGGACGCGTAGAGACCCCGATGGGTCGTGTCCGGCACCTGCCCGACATTTACTCACCTGATCAGGGGGTTCAGGCTGAAGCGGAGCGCCAGGCTATCAATTCGCCCGTGCAAGGTTTCGCCTCGGACATGTGTGCCTTGTCTATGGTATTGCTGGCCAAGCGATTCCGTAAGGAAGGCGTCAGGGCGTATCCGATCGGAACGGTTCATGATGCAGTGAACTGGGAGATCCATGGTGAGGACTTGGAATACGCGCTGCCGATCATCAAAGACACCATGGAAAACCTTCCGCTGGAAGAGCTGTTCAACGTTGTCGTAGACGTTCCGATCATCGCCGATTGCAAGGTCGGCACGCGTTGGGGTCAAGCGAAGGAAGTCCCGGCTGAGTTGTTGACCTGGTCGGAGAAGGATAATGTCGCCCTGACGGAATGGCTGGATGAGAATGCGAGGGTGTCGGTGTGAAGTCGAAAATTGAAATCCGAAGGGATGTGCGAACTAACCACACCAAACTCTGCCCTTTTTGCAATAAGCCTTTATGGTGGTGGAGGCACCCAACGGATGCTATTAATCCTGTCGGGCTGTGGCACCATGAGACACCTGAGGACGATGACGCATGCCCAAAGTACTAGTCGGTCCGCTTGGCCTTCCTGCGATCTATGAGGATGGCGGTAAGCGGGTAACGACCCACTCGATGCTGAAAACGTACCTATCGTGTCCGAAGCAGGGGCAGTACAAGTACGCCGAGAGGTTGAAGCCGAAATCGCTGACGCGGCGTGATCAGCCTCTCCGGCGCGGCACCTGGGTGCACGAGTTGTTGCAGGCGTATTACGAACGTGAAGATTGGCGCAAGGTTCACGCCGACAACACAGCCAAGTTCAATAAGTTGATGGACGTGGAGAAAGAAGAACTCGGTGACCTCCCGGCTGAATGCATGCGTCTATTCCGTTCCTACCTCTGGCACTACGGAGCGAACAAAGACGACCCGTTCCATGGGTGGAAAGTCCTTGGTGCGGAGGTCACGCTCGAAGCCACCTGGCCGGATAGCGAGGACGGCCTCGACATATACCGGGCTCGCGTTGACCTCCTGGTGGAAGATCGGCACGGACTTGTCATCGTTGACCACAAGACGCACAAGACGTTGCCGAGTCACACCTTCCGGACTCTGGACGCGGCGAGTCCTCTTTACATCTGGGCAGCCCGTGAGTCCGGCTATGAGGTTCGTGGATTCCTTTGGAACTACATCCGGACCAAGGTCCCGACCACACCGAAGCTCGTCTACGTAGGTACAGCACGTGAGCGATTGTCCGAGGCGGCACTGGATACCGACTACCCGACGTATGTCAGGGCGATCAAATCCTACGGGCTCGATCCTTACGCCGAACCCTACTTCTCCAAAGCCAAACAGTTGTATCGGCAACGGTGGAAGGAAGACGCGCCGCAGACCAGTCAGTTCTTCAAACGGGATATCCTGGAGAAGGACGACGAGATGGTTGCTCGCGTCATAGCTACAGCCATGCGTACCCGTGACCGCATGCACGAGGACTTCGACGACTACGATGTAACTGAGCGGTCCATGGGGCGGCACTGCGATTGGTGCACGTATAGTCGACTGTGCACAACGGAGATGTTTGGGGGTATGGGTGACCACATCAGAAGACGAGAATTCCGAACCGGAGACCCCCTCGACTACTATCAAGATAAGCGGGAGTCAGCTGATTCGTGATTACTGTCCCTGCGGCGCGTGTGGTAAGTACGTCGACAGGGTTCAGGGATGCGATCACCTCGGCGATCGTCGTAAGAAGTATGCGATTCCTAGTGGTCTTTCTCAAGAAGAAAAGCGATTGTTCCGACAGAGAGAATACGCCCGAGCTAAGCGAGCCAAGAAGAAAGCAAGTTTGACCTCCGGTAAGTAGGTGGCATGATTGTCCAGCGATGAAATGAGGTGACAAGGGAAAATGACTCGAGAAGAATTGATTGACAAGCAAAAGGGTGAGCTTCGTAAAGCGGCTAAAGACCTTATGGATAGTTCTAATGGTCTTCCTGGACCCGATAGGGTACGAGCCCTTATCGAAGTTCATGAGGCCGAGCGAAAGCTCTTCGTCGGTCCGGCAGTCTAGTGGCCAGTAAAGACTACGCCGCGATTGCCAGGGCGAAGATCACCAACGCTGGCTCTGGCCGGATGCCGCGCTACCTGGTCTATGGCCGGAACAAGAAGGGGAAGACGCGGTTCTGTTCTACTGCTCCGAACGTGCTGATCTGTGATCCCGAGGACGGCACGATCGCGGAGAAGAAGCTGAACCCAGAGGTCTGGCACATCACTCAATGGACTGATCTCGAAGAGGTATATCAGTTCGTTAAGGGTGGAGGCAAGTCTCCGAAGACAGGCGAGGCGTATCAGTGGATCGCCTTGGATGGTATGACCCGAATGCTGGGCATGGCTGTCGACTTCGTGAATGCGCAGATCGGCGATAAAGACCTCACCAAGAAGCCGACCGATCAGGACAACCGGCGACTGTACGGACGAGCCAACAAGCTGATCGAGGCCATGCTTCACAACTTCCATTCGTTGCGAGGCGTCGGTCTTATCTTCACTGCTTCCGAGCGTGTGATCGAGATCGAGAACATGGAAGACATGGGCGAGGACGACGATGCGTCACCGTCTAGTTTCCAGTACGTCCCTGATCTTTCGCCGGGGGCACGCTCTCCCCTGAACCAAGTTGTTGACCTGATCGGACGCATATACGTTGTGCGTGGCGAATTCGAGGTGAAGCGACGGGTGAAGGTCGGTGACAAGGTAGTGGTTAAGACATCGACCACGACCACACAACGGCGGCTGTTCGTTTCGCCTCACGAGATGTACGACACCGGCTATCGGTCGGGTTACACGCTGCCGGACTTTCTGGCAGAGCCAACAGTGGCATCGGTGGGCCGCGCCCTCCGAGAAGGAAAGGTAACGAA